CTACTGGTCAATTAAAACTTAAAGGAGTTGCGGATGTAGGATCTGTTAAAATAGACGGTAATGAAGTAATTAATATTAAAGGAGACTGGGTAGGTAATCCAACAGGTTTGACAGGACCTAAAGGGGATACAGGAGATACGGGAGCAAGAGGTGCTACAGGTACTACCGGTGCCCAGGGACCAGCTGGAGCTAAAGGAAATACAGGTTCACAAGGACCGGCAGGAAGTAATGGTACTGATGGTAGTGATGGAGCACCAGGAGCAACTGGAGCAACTGGACCTAGAGGTGCAACCGGATCAACTGGTGCTACAGGTAGTCAAGGCCCGCAAGGCCCACAAGGTGATAAAGGGCCAACTGGTAGTCAAGGGCCAACAGGTTCTAGAGGACCTACTGGTAATACTGGATCAACGGGAAGTCAAGGACCACAAGGAATACAGGGACCTGCTGGACCTGCAGGAAGTGATGGTGGTGGAAGTATTTTTGTAAATGGAAAACCAAACAGTATAAAATCTCAAGAGTATTTTACTGAAGGTAAATTTAAATATTTACTAATTACTTTTGAAGATGGAAGCACAGCTTGTGTAACATTAAGTGTTTGCCCGTAATCAATTTTAATATTTAAACTAACTATTATGACAAAGAAGAAAAAAACGTCAACTAAGAAAAAAGTAACAAAAAAGAAAGTTGTCAAGAAGGTTGTTAAAAAAGTACAGGCACCTGTAGTTAAAGAGCACTTATCTCAAAGATTTTATTTTGATATTGAGTCTTTAGTTACAGATGGTAATTCTTTAATAAAGGAGATAGTATTTACTTATACAGGTTCATTAGTAATACCCAAGTCATTAAAATTAACATATGAAAAGAAAAGTGTTACTGTACACGGATCATACATTGTAAAAGATACTGATGAAGGAGTTGTAGTAACACAAGATTATAAATCATTATCTAAAAATGATGTAAAAACATTTTTAATAAAGTATTTACGGGATGATTATATAACAGGAATGCAGAATATAATTAAGAAAGATTTATTACCTGATACAAATTTAGTTGTTGATCTTCCTTGGTAGTTTAGAAAATATTATTATCTTTGAAGAGTATACAAATTTTAAAAACCAATTATAATGGCAAAATCAAAAAAAGCAAAGAAAATTTCTGCAAAGGAATTAGAAGAAGTAAAAGTAAAGCAAAATGAAATCAATACTTTATTGATGAATATAGGTAATGCTGAACTTGTAAAAAATCAACTTGTGTCTAGACATATTGAACTTCAAGCAGAATGGAAAGATATGAGTGTAGCTTTAGAAGAAAAGTATGGATCTGTAAACATTAGTTTAGAAGATGGTACTATTAGTGATATAGAAGAAGAAAAAGCTTAGACTTACTTTACATATTTACTTAAACAAAATTTTAAAACCAGGCATTAGTTGTTTGGTTTTAAAATTTTTTGTATATTATTATTGTATAGTTTACAAGCAAACATTACATTATAATAAAATTAAGTATCTATGATCCCAACAAGCTCAAGTGCCTCAACAAACGGGTGTGACAATATATCATCTAATTGTGTAGTGTGGCAAGGTCCAGATATTGCATGTATTGATTTATGTACAGGTGATACAATAACTGATGTTACAGCAAAACTAGCAACTAAAGTTTGTGATATAATTACTAACGGGGTTGATGCTAATCCTAATCTTAGTGGATTAAACCTTACTTGTTTAAATATTCAAGGTCAAACACCAACAACTTTGGTACCTGTACTACAGGAAATGGTTAACCAAATTTGTGCTAATAGTTCCGGTTCAACTATAGGAACAAGCTCAAATTTAGCTAGATCAATACAAACAACAGATAGTTTGCCTATAATGACATTGCCTGCATGTATGCAGTACAATGATAAAAATGGAAATCCTGTTACACAATTACGTTTAGATTTATTTGCAAGTTTAATTGCCAATCAGGTATGTACTAACTTAGAAAGTATTCAAATTATAAATACAACTCTTTCAAGTTATAATGATAGGTTAAATACATTAGAAGCATGTGTTTTACCATGTTCTGGAGTTGTGGCTGAAAAACAAGTTATACCAACTTGTATTATTAATGTAGGTAATTTAACAGATGTATCAGTACTTCTTCTTGCTTTAGAACAAAGATTTTGTGCTTTAGAAAGTGCTGTTGGAACACCAACACAGATAAACTCTGCAATAAGTCAAACTTCATTGATAGGGACTACAAGTTCATTATCATCAGAAGCAACATACGGTTCTATAACTGGATATAATAATAATCCTAGTACACTTGCACAAAGTATTCAAAATGCATGGATTGTTATTGATGATCTATATAATGCAGTTTCATCTATACAAACAAATTGTTGTCCAACAGGTTGTGATAGTGTAGTTTTTGGATATACAACAAGTAATATTTTAAATGCTGCAGGAGCTATAGATGCTATAAACTTTGATTTCACATCATCATCTATACCATCTTCATTTACAACACCTGCTGGATCTTCTGTTATTACTTTAACAGATTCACTTGGTTCAAGTGCAACAGCAACAGTAGATGTGACGCAGCTACAATCTAACGGGGGAGGTTACAATTTTCCAATACCAACATTAAATCAGTATGGAAATATAAGTGTCTCTGTAGACTTTAAAGTTACTGACGGAACATCAACTTGTGAATCAGTTGATTCTTCAGTTATAGATGGTGTAATCCCTTGTCCAAGTATAGTATTTACAGATATGACAGTATCAGGCGGTAATGCAAACTTTACAAATTTACTAGGCTTAACAGCACAGTATACCTTAATAATTAAAGAAGCTTCAACAAGCAATGTTGTTGGTACATATGTTATTAATAATCCAGGTCCACAAGTTACACAACCAATAGGAGGACTAACTGCAGCAACAACGTATACTGCAGAGCTTCAAATTATAATAAATGGTCAAACAAAAGAGTGTGACAAAGTAGATTTTAATACTGCATCAGCAAGTGCACCGTGTGATGCTGGTATGGATGTAGCATTTATTATTGACTACACAGGAAGCATGGGTAGTGAAATAAACGATATTAAAGCAGGTATGGCTGGTATAATTAATACCATAGATACTTCTTCAGGATCTAATAACTATAGAATAGGTATAGTAACTGTTGATGAAGAACAAGCCTCAGACCCACCAAAATATGCAGCATGTGTAGATTATACATCATTACCTTCTTCACAAAAAATTGCTAATACAGGAATTGGAGTAACTCAATATGTAACAGCATGGGAAATGTTCCAAGACAATAATGGAACAACAGCAAATACTCAAGTTCAAAAACTTAATGGTGGTGTAGATGGTACATGTGTACAAATAGGTGATGGAGTTAATGGTCCTGAACCAACAGATATGGCAATAGGTCAAGTACTAACTGGAAACTTTTTAAATGCATTTAGACCTAATGTGGCTAAATACATTGTTGTAATAACTGATGTATTACCAAGCGGTGATGATGATGCATTTGATCCAACTGATTATGCTTATATAGGTCAATTAACCTCTCAGGCAAATAATCAAGGTGTTAAAATAATTGTATTAGGTTCTGGTGTAAATGCAACATATAATAATGGAGGAACAATAGTTTATCCGTGGAGAGAGTTAGCAGTTAATACTAGTGGATCTTGGAATGAAAATGAAGATCCTTCAACTATAAACGCACAGCTTATAGCAAGCTGCTAAAATAAAATAATAAAAGATGGCATGTAATTGTTCAAATAATAGTAGTAATTGTGGATGCAGTGATGTTGCATTAACTAACCCTTGCTCATACACAGATTGTAGTGTTGGAAGTGAAAGATGTGAAGATATACAATGTGCTTCATGTGTAAGTTATTGTGGTACGTCTTTTCAAATAGGTGATTCTGGTAGTAAAATAGTTATAACTTCTGGTGAAAGACTTGATTCTATTATACAGAAGTTTTCTATGATTTTAGCAAATGGGTTAGGTACTTGTACATCAGATGATGTTCAACATGACCCATATAATGTATATGCAGGTGTAGTTACTAAAAACTCTGCAGAGGTTCTGTGGAATGGAGTATGGAGCAATAGTACTGGTATAAATATTTATATAGATACGCAAATTAACCCACAAGGATGGACATTAGTAAACACCACACCTATAGTGCCAACTACAAATAATTTTAAAATAACAAATCTAGTTCCAAACACTCTTTACAAAATTAAAGTTGTAGATGCAGGTATAGGTGCTGGCTGTATACCTATTGAAATTTTAATTTCAACAGGAGCATAATAAAATAACAACAGGTGGTGGTTTGTTGGTTTTCTACTACAAACGTTGGAAGAGGCCGGGTTTAACTCCGGTCTCTTTTTTTTTCTTATCTTTACAATAATCAAAAAAATTTTTTATGGACAATTTAAAACAGAGAGTATTAGAATCATTAAAGTGGAAAAAGCATCCTTCAATCAGTAGTGAAAGACTAGGTATAAGTGAAAAGCAATATAAAAAAATAAAGAAAGAGTTACTTACTGAAAGAAAAAATAAAAAGAAAAAATCAATATTTTTTAGCAAAGCAGCAGAAAATGCTCAAGTTGTTGAAGCAATTGATTTAGAAAAGGGAGAAGGTAAAATCTCAGGAACTTTTGATCATGAGCCTAAAAGCGCAGAAGAAATAATTGAGTTACTAAAAATAGATACTGATAGATGGAAACTATCTCAGTATTGGAACAAACAAATGGGTGATCACTGGAGAGTGTCAGCATTAGTATCTCAGATTAAAAACCCAGAAGAAAAGCTTTTTAAAGAGCTATTAGAAAGCTGGAAACCTAAGACATATAAATTACCTAAAGTAAATCTAAAAAATATTGTTTCAAAAGACCCTGTGTGTGGTGTCATATCATTACAAGATATTCATTTTGGTAAAGAAGGTAATGATACCATAGATAAAGACTTTGAAGATACTGTAAGATATCTTATAGATAAGGCAGCACCTGTTAATTATATAGAAAAAATGTATTTTGTTGTAGGAGGTGATTTAATCAACATGGATACATTTGATGGGACTACCACTAGCGGAACAGGATTAAATAACTGTATGCCTGCTACAGAAGCTTATATGCAAGCATTTGATGCAATGCACTGGGCTATAAATTACATTAAAGCATATTGTAAAGAATTAGTTGTTGTATATGTTCCAGGTAATCATGATAGATTATCTTCTTTTCATTTAGTCCATGCTTTATCTAAATCTATTGTTAGTGATGAGATAGTATGGGATACCAAATATGAAGAAAGGAAAGTTCATGTATGGCATAACAACTTTAATGCATTTGAGCATGGTGATAAACGTAGTAAAAATAACCCATTAATATACGCATCAGAGTATCCAAAAGAATGGGGTGCTACAACAAACAGAACATTATTTAAAGGTCACATACATACAGATAGGAAAGTAGAATATATGACATCTAATGAAACAGCTGGTTTTATAGAGAAGACACTTCCAAGTTTAGGAAAGACAGACTACTACCACTATAGTAACAAGTATGTGGGTAATAGAAGATCTGGTAAATTAGAAATTCAACACCCAACAATGGGAAATATATGCGTATTAACTTATCAAGCAATATAAAGACCTCACTTTAAATTTCATTAAGTGGGGTTTTTTTTGTAAATTATAAATGTAGACTGTATGATTAATAATTTTAAAAAACCTGATTTGAATGCTCCAAGATACAGACAAAAAAGATTGGGGTTATTAAATGAAGAAACATATAGAGAATTCAAAGAAAAAAAACCTTTGTATTCTAAAATAGATAATAAGAAGCTAAAAAAAATAATTAAAACATATAATGAAAACTTATGGCATGCTGTGATAGATAATAGAGATGGTGTTGAATTACCTGATTCATTAGGATTTATGTTTATTGGAACATGCCCTAACGCTAAATCAGTTAATACAAATTATGCATTATCTAATCAGTATGGTAAAGTTTTACAAAACAAGAACTGGGAAACAGATGGTAATTTAGGAAAAATATTTTATACAAACTGGTCAACAAAGTACAGATTTAAAAACAGAGAACTTTGGAGATTTAAAGCATGTAGAAATTTTAAAAGAACAGTTGCCAAAGAATACCCAAAGAATTGGACAAAGTATGTTATAATGAAAAATAAGTATAGGGTAGCTCATCTTTATGATAAGACACCTGATAAAACTAATGAAGCTCTTAAAGATTATAATGAATTTGAAATATAAAAACTATGTCAACAATAGCAGAAGTAGTATCAAGAGTAAGGGGTCAAGTCAAAGCAGAAGTACAAGACGCATTTATTACAGACAGATATATTTATAGTTTGATAGAAAAGTTTGCTCAAATATTAATGAGAAGACAAGATTATGCAAACAAATTAATGAAGTTTAATTCAGTATGGAAAGCTTTACCATATGTAGAATTAATAGAAGTAGATAAAGTAGAGGCTGGTTGTTCTGGAGTAACAAGTGGTTGTACAATAAAAAGAACAAAACATAGATTACCTTCAATGATAGAAGGTTACTGGGGGCCACTAATACGTACCGTAAGTTCAATAGATGGTTCACAAGAGTTACAAGCAACTCAACCGGGTACATATACTTCAATGACTAAAACAACCACATTCAAATATAATAAAACATTATATTTTTGGTGGTTAGATGGATATATATATTCTCCTAGCATTGAGTGGGATGCATTAAAATTAGAAGGGGTATTTAATTCAGACATCACAAGATGGAATTGTGATTTAGAAGATGACTGTACACCTAGATATGAACAACCAATATATATTCCAGAAGCACTTTTTGCAGAAATAGAAGGTCAAGTTATTCAGACAATGATTGGGTCAATGCAAATACCTTCAGAAGATTCAGATAATAAACGTAATATACATAGACAATAATGGGTGTATCAAATAAATACAGAACGTTTAGTCAATTAATGGAAGATGTCTCCATTGACTTTTCTAATTATGCATTAGAGGGAATGATTGAACCACAACAATTAATTAAAGTTGCAACTAGAGTAAACTATGATTTAGGTTTAAGAATACATAGAACGAAAGAAGTTGTTTTAGATATTGAACATGGTAAAGCTCAACTACCATCTGATTTTGCATTTGTAAATTATGCATTTAGATGTGGCTCTTATGTAATTAATAATAGCATGCCTTCAGGTACACACGTTGAAACATTTAATGATGTACCCTACGTTCCAGCACCAACTGATGCAGCACCTTGTGAAGATGGTGAAAATTGCAAAGATGTATGTGTTGTTAAAACATGCAATGATAAAAATGAGTATCAACTTGTTCAACGAGTTGGCCCATCTCAATACAGACAATTTAGTAGTTGGACTCAGCTTAGAATACAAAATGTAAATGATCCAACATGTTTTTGCCCTGCATTAGGAGCACAAGCTTTAGATGTTGCTGAAATAAAAGACGGTTATATGATAACTACATTTAAGACAGGTAAGGTTTATATAAGTTATCAAGGAGCAATGGAAGACGCTAATGGGGATTTACTTGTTTTAGATCACCCTTACTGTAATGAGTATTATGAGTATGCAGTAAAACAAAGGATTTTAGAAAATATGCTATGGCAAGGAGAAAACGTTTCACAACAAATAGGTTTTGTTGAGGGTAAGCTTAGAGCAGCAAGAAATAATGCACTTGGTTTTGTTAACACTCCAGATTTTGCTGAGATGAGAAAAGTATGGACAATGAATAGAAGAGCTCAATATCATAATTATTATAATATGTTTTTAAGTTATGCTCCTGCAAATCCTCAAGTATCTGGACCAGCAGTAATAAACAGTAATGGTACATCTGCTACTACAACTGGATATAATTAATAAAATATATTTAACTAGTTATGGCAAAGAAGAAGTCTACATCAAAAGCTAAAGCAACACAAGCATCATCTCAAAGTAGTTCTAGTGTAAATACTAATATGTTTACCAAAGGAATGAATAAAGATGTAACACCATCTTTTGAAAAAAATGATACTTGGTACCATGCTATTAATGCAGCAAATAATAGTTCAGATGGTGATCTAGGTATTATTGGTAATGAGCCAGCTAATTTACAATGTGGTGTTATACCTTATACTATTATAGGTGCTATACATAGATATGGTGATGAGTGGATTGTATATTCTACAGATAATATTAGTTCAGAAATAGGAAGATTTGATGATAGTGAATGTAAGTATGAGACAATAGTTAATGATCCATGTTTAAATTTTAATAAAAAGTTTTTAGTTAGCGGTGCAGCAAAAGAAAATTTTGACTGCTCTTGGCAAGTGTATTGGGATGATGGTAACAATCCATCACGCTCAATGAATATAGATGATGTTCCTTACATACAAGATATAGTATCAGCTCCTGGTGATCCGTGTATTATTTACGAGGATACTTCTTTTTTAGATTGTGAAAAAATAAGATTACACCCTCTAGTAGATACACCTTGTCTTAAACTTACTAAAGCAACTGATGGAGGTACTATTATAAACGGAGCTTATCAAGCTTATATAGCTTATACTGAGAATGATCAAGTTATATCAGACTACATAGGAATATCAAACATTCAGACTATATGGTCACATAGAGGTAGTAATGGATCACTTGATTTAGAAATTGATGGTCTAGATAAAGATTACTTTTATTTTGATTTAGTATTGCTCATAAGACAACAAGGGCAAATATTTACAAAACTTGTAGGTAACTATAGCACTGAGTCAAAACATATAAATATAGACTATATAGATGATTCACTTATATCTATACCTATACAAGAAATATTCAGACAGTCTCCAGCATATGAAAAATCAGAGGCAATGTACGTTGTTAATGATTATCTTATAAGACAAGGTCCAACTGAACAATTTGATTTTAATTACCAACCCATTGCAAATAATATAAAAACCAATTGGGTTATTAATGAGGTAACTAATGATTACTATATAAACTCAGGTAATAAATTAGGATACATGCGAGATGAGCAGTATGCATTTTTTATTAGATGGATATATAACACAGGTGAAAGATCTTCGTCATATCATATACCAGGTAGAGCATCTAAGGATTATACATTACCAAATGGAGATATTAAAAATGAAAGAGATATAATATCTGGTCCTAATACATTAGATCCTGCAGGAGATCCTTTATTTAAAGTTTATAACACAAGTACCGTAGGTGCTTTAGTTAGTGAACAACAAGAAGATGGATCAACAATAATAGCTAGGGGAGAAATGGCTTATTGGCAATCTACAGAAAAGTATCCTGATAAGCAACCTGAAATATGGAATTCAAGCTCACATACTTGGTCAAATGAATTTGATCCAGGTGCAGACTTATGCGGTGAATTTATTAGGCACCATAAAATGCCTAATGAAATGATTAACCCTGTACTAGGTTTAACAGATGGCACAGATACAGGTATATACATATTAGGTGTAGAATTTTCAAATATAAAAAGACCTGTATATAATGATGGTAGTCCTATTACAAATATAGTAGGTTATGAATTACTCAGAGGATCTAGATTAGGGAATAGAACTATACTTGCTAAAGGAATGTTCAAAAACATGCGTGAGTATGATTTGCCAGATACTGAAAATTTAATTGGTGATGCTCAAGGTTTATATCCTAATTACCCTTTTAATGATTTAAGACCTGATGTGTTTCATACAACAGTTAGAAAAACAAAAGGTTGTGATAATGGTGGTCCATTTTCTGGTTCTGCAATTAGTGATTTTCCACCTCTATCAGGTTTTAGAGAAGATGTTTTTACATTTCATTCTCCAGACTTAATGTTTACTAAGCCATATTTAAATGCATATGAAACAGTATTCTATGGTAAGATAACCGGAGAATCATCAGGTTACTTTAAACCATCAGAAAAGCACCCTCAGTTTAAATTACTAAGAAATATTAGTGCTATAATTAGTGCATTAATAGGTGTAGGTTATGCTTTAAGAAATATTAATGGTACACCAGACACTAAAGCATTGCCAGTTCAGGGTATAAACAATGCATACCCTGAATGGAAGATTGAGGAAAGAGGTGGAGGTGGTGGAACTTGGAATGACTTTGCAACGGCTGCATCTCCAGGAGGTGTTGCAACTGCTAGCACAACAGGTAATATTAGCAGTCATAAGGGTGGTGATGGTGATAATAGTGTAAAAGGTGGTGGTGCACATACATTAGCTAATGATGCTATTAATAGCTATGTGAATAGTCAAGGTGGTGGCCTTGGAGGCTGGTTAGGTGGTCTTATGGATTTGTTTACTGGTGGTATTCAAGATGTAGCAGATTTAACCGGGTTTGGAGACAGTACAAAAGAAAGACTAAATCAGTTGGCTATAGATAACATGTCAGATACTGGTTCTACTGCTAATGGTGGTCTTATGGGTGGTGGTTCTCAAGAAGGAGTAACATTAGATACTTCAGAATCAAACCTGGGAAATTTATTTAAAAAAGCTTTTGGTTTTGCATTACTCCAAAAAAATATTGCAGTTGGAGGTCAAGAAATAATAGATTTATTATATAACCTAAATTCTTTTCAGGAACATGTTTTAAAATATAATTCATATGGTTTCTATAATGATTTTAATGCCCATCCTTTAAACATAACATTTAGAACATTAAATGAAGCAGCTAATTATATAGGCTCTTCATTCCAAACATTTGATCAAAATAAATATAAAATAAATAATTTATTTAGACCTACTACTGTAGCAATTTCAACTAAAGATAATATATCTTCAAACTATGGTGTAGAAGATAAATCTAGATTTGCTTTAGGTGGATTCTTTAATAGTAATGGTTCTGCATCAACACCAAATTGGCAGAGCAATTTGAAAAACCCAGAAGGTCCGTTTAAAAAACCTATATCTGCATTGTATGGTGCATTAAAGTTTAATATGGATAATCAATATGGGCAGCTTGATGGTATAAAACAAATACAGCAAAGAGGTTGTGTAGAAAAAGTAGATCAATCAGATCCAGCTAATTTTAAATATACAAGTAAAGCTTTATTTAGTGGTGATGTATTTATTTCTCACTACACCGAAAAATCTATTATGCCAATCTTTACTGACTTTTTAATTGGTCAGTATGATGGATACCCATATGATTATTACTTAAGGTACAATGTACCCTTTCCAAGGTTTTGGCTTAACAGTAGAAAGTTTGATATGGCTGGTATGGCCACTACAATAAGTTCTTTTGGATTTAATGAATTGTTTGGTGGTAATGATATTGATGAGACTTTACCAAATGAATTATATTACTTAGATAGAGGTGATACTTGTGGATGGAACTTACTATCACTTTTTACTTCTGATGGTTTAAATAGTGCATTTGCTATGAACCGTGCATATATGTATAGTCACATAAACGGGGTAAATGACTTTTATGTTGAAACAGAAATTAACTTACCATATAGAGATTGGGAAGAACCAAAAGAAAGAAGATTTTATGACAAGTATGATTACAATGATTTAGATGATTTGTTTCATGCTGAAATAGAAAAATTTGATAACTTTTATAAGTATGATGAGTCTTTAAGCCCATCTAAATTTATTAGCCAAAACAGTACGTTTGCAGAGCTGCAAACAAAAGACTACGACCCATACGTTGCAGAAAATTGTTATGTCAATTATCCTAAGAGATTAATATATTCCTTACGTGCTGAAGAAGAAGATAGAAGAGATTACTGGAGACAGTATCTATTTGCTAATTATAAGGACTTTAAAAATAAAGTATCTGTTATAAAACCTTTCAGTAAGACCGGAGCATTAATGTTTTTCCCTTATCAATCACCACAATTATTTCAGGGTGTAGATAGTTTAAAAACAGATGCCGGTACTAAAATAACAATAGGAGATGGTGGATTGTTTAAACAAGCTTTACAAAATATAGTAAATAGTGATTTATCAAATGAGTATGGATCATTAGAAAATCAACGTGGTGTTATAAATACAGCAGCAGGTTTATTTTTTATATCACAAGCTCAAGGTAAAATATTTCAATATACTCCGGGTAGTGGCTTGGTAGCCATATCAAACATGGGGATGAAATGGTGGTTTAATAAATATTTACCATCTAAATTTTTAAAACAATTTCCAGAGGCAGAAACAACAAAGTGGATAGACAATCCAGTAGTTGGTGTTGGTTGTCAAGTCATGTATGATCCAAATGATGATATAGTCTATTTTATGAAAAAAGACTATTCAATGAAATCTCAGTACGTAGTAAGAGCAACATTTACAGATAGATTAACTACACCTATTGATATTACTTTAGGTGGTAATGTAGTTGCTGTTGAGATAGGGGATCCAATATATTTTGATGATTGTTCATGGACTATAAGCTATGATCCAAAAGCAAAAGCTTGGATTTCATTTCATGATTGGCATCCAGAATTTGCATTGCCAAGTATAAATCATTTCTTTACAACAAAAACTATAACAACTGATGTACCACAATGTCCTCCAGGTTATACCTTTAATTCAACAACTGGGTTGTGTGAGGATATTATAAATATAACTGAACCACAAACAGTAACAGTAGATGATATACCTGCAACTGTTACCGGTGGTCCACAAAATTGTTTATTAGATATTGTGATTGCTATAGATGCATCTGGTAGTACAGGTAATCCAAATCCTGGGACAAACAGTTTAGCAGATGCAGAATTGACTTGGTTAGTAGCTTTTATAAATGATCCTTCTATACAAGCAGCATTAACTGCAAACACTATGCAAATAGGTTTTTTAGCTTGGGCTACTAATAGTGCTCAAGGTAATCCAACAGGGACAGGGCAGTCTATGTTAGGAGCTGTTACTGGAGCTCAAGCAAGAACTTGGTTCCAAAATAACTGGTCAGGTACAAATGGTATACAGCAGCAGACCAATGCACAACTTGCAAGAAATAATGGATTAGCACAGCTTAATAATAAAGCCGGATCAGCTTATGCTGCTAACTATCCAGCAAGAAGTGCTGACCCTTTCTTTAGACAAGTTTTAATTGTAGTGACAGATGGTAATACAATTACTTCAGGTAACGCTACATTAACTCCACAAAGTTTTAATGCTTTACAAAGTCCAAATGTAATACCTGGAGCAGGGGGTCCAGTCAATCAAGAATTAATGTCTGTCTTTGTAGGGCCTAATGCAAATGGTCCAGGTAATGCCACTATTATTGATCAAATAACAGTTGGTGCTGGTGCGGGTCCAGCTAATGCATACTATAATGCTACCACACAAACACCCGGACCTAATCAATTTATAATGAATGCAAGTAATCCTGCATCATTACAGGCTACAGCACAACAAATAGCAGGTCAAGTTTGTACTATTCCATTTAGTTGTGATTGTCCGGCAGGCTATACACTGGTATATCCAAATGCTACTAACGGATTTTATACAGATCCTACAGGAACATGTACTGATGTAAATCCACCTATCTGTAGACAGGTTGTATGTCCTGACTGTCCTCCGGGGCCAACAGGTACTACAACAACTTCACTAGGCAGTTGCCCTGATACTTTTCCTGAACTAGGTTTAATAGGTGATCCAACTTGGGTTGACCCAACACCACCTTTATGTAATTATTATTATGCAGACTTTGTACAAGCTAATTACCAAGTTGGTTCATTCTGGAGACATAACGTAAGGTGTGATTTATTTGCTAATTACTATGGTGAAAGTTTCCCGTGGGAAATAGAGTTGATATCAAATACAGGTCAGTCAGTAAATACTATTAGAAGTATAGAATATCAGTTGGAAACATTTGTTTATAAAGGAGAACCAGAATACAATATGTGTGGAGGGGACAAATGGGAAGATCTTTTATTTAATTTTGATAAAGCAATTATTTATAATACAGAGCAGGTATCAGGATTATTGAATATAGAAATGCAACCCTTTAATGATCCATGGGCAGAAAATGCATATCCAATAGTTAGTCCTAATGATATAACTGTTCTTTCTAGTAAAGTAGAACACAAGTTTAGAATAAATCAGTTTTATGATATTACAAATGATAGAGGTGAATTTACTAACTCAGAACAATCTGTATTTGATACACAATGTAATGGATATATTAGACCTTTAAATCAAACTAATTTAAATTACTTTAAGAGTCCTACTCAACATAAAAAGTTTAGGCATTATTCTAATCATGTTTTATTAAGAAGACAAGAATCAGGGAATAGAAAAATGCTATTGAGATTAGACAATACTAAATTATTACTATCAAAAAGATAATGAGAAAAAATAAAAGCATAGGATTACCAGGTGGACCAAATGAAATAATTGTTGATCCAAAAGGACAATGGAATCATCCAGGAAAAAATACACGCATTGAAGGTAATCACATTACTATGCAAGATGTAGAATATCCAGTGTGGGCTCAACCTAATGTTGGTCCGGGAACAATGATGATGCCTGGTAGTGAACACTATTTTAAAAATGCAGATTATGTTGATGAGTTTCCTATGGCTCAAAAAGGTGTAGAGTTAAATAAAAAATATATTGATTCTACATTTAATGCTAATATGGATAAACGTTGGGTACAAAGACTTTATGAAAAAAATCCAGAGTTTTATTTAGAAGGACAAACAGATCCTTCAACACATTTTATGGAGTCTGGAGACAGTATGGTTTACCCTTTAGTTGTTGAAGGAGATGATGGCAATTTAATGTTTGATAGAAAAAAAGGTAGATCCCAAGGAATTAAGTTTCCTACTGATGAGATAGCCCAATGGTTTGCAGAAAATTATAAAGATGGAACAGATGTATTAAAAGAAAAACAACGTGGTGGTGTTGCATCTAATATAAGCTATAATAGTCCAGCCCAAACATTGATGCCATTAGCAAGTTTGGTTAGTCCACCTAATCTTGTAAGAGCAGTGACACCTTTGCCACAAAATGCAAGTCAGCTTATTTTTAATAAATTAACAGGTTATGATAAATATAGTTTTGAAGATTCAACTTATCATGCAAATGAGCAACTTAAAAGAAGTGTTTTAAATGCAATTAAAAGAACAGGGCAAACAAAAGGAGGTACACAATATATAGATTATGGTCCTGAAATTGAAAAAGATCTTAACAGTCTTAATATGTCTTCTATAGATATGCTTGCAGGCAGTCTCCTATCACCAGAGCTAGCAGCAGCTACAACGTTTGGTAGAGTTAGTTATGAGCAAGATCCCAATACAGGAGACATAACTATATATGACTCTTATGATTTTTCTTCTACTCCAGAAAAAAATACTTTTTACTCTAAAGTTAGAGGATTAGCGAGTGATGGAGAAAAGGGTAAACCAAGCGTTGTGGGAGTATTTAATCCTAAAGATGAGACTAGTCTATCTAAAAAAGTAATGGAAAATTTTCTTAACCCAATAGATGCCTTAAACATTAAATATGGTGATATTAAAAGTGTTACTGATATTCCCTCAAATTTATACAAAAAATTAAAAGAATATTTACCAACAACTCAAGATGTAATGGAATTAGGAAAATACCTCCCATCATTCCAAGATGCTGGAAGCACTTCTACTCCAACAAAGCAAATTGAATTCATGACTAACTGGGCAAATTCACCAATGCATAATCAAATGTTAAATGCTAGTTCTAGTTCAGAGGAATTTAAAAATAAAGTTAAGCTTGCAAGAAGCAATTTTGATGATGTAAATATAGTTGATAAAGAAGTTGATGGATTTCTGGGACAGTATATTAATGGACAAGTAACAATGAACCCTTCAGCAATGGAAGAGTATGTAATAGGTAATGGTTACGATAGTGTTCTTGTTCATGAATTATCACATTTTACTGATGATGGTAATCCTGATAACAAGGGTTATTTTAAGGCAAGTAATATACCTTTATCTGACCGTAGACTAATTAAAAAATATGGTAAACAAGGAATAAAACGTTTAAAGGAAGATGAAAAAGAACTTAATGAATTATTAAAGTCTGAAGGATTAACACCTAATGATAAGGAAGTTATTCAAGAAAGAATTAACCGTGCCAGATACTTAAATAGAGATACAGAAACAAGATCAAGAATAAATGCTACAAGATATTTTTATGAAGAGGATGAAGACTTTGGTAGAAGTAGTGAAAGAAACATAGACAAAAACTTACCTAGTATATTTGATTCAAAGGTAACTCCTGAGATGATTGAGATAATGAAAAAAAGTGGACAGTATAAACAACTACAGGAAATTTATACGGATGATCAGATACTAGAAATGTTTAATACTATATCAGACAGTAAAACTCCGGAAAAAAGCTTTGATGTATTAAATGCAAGATATGGAAAAGAATTACCAACTGCTCAAAAAGGTAAAAGTATAGTAACAGCATTATTAAAAAAAGCAAAAGAATGGGCACCAAGTGTTTTTGGAAAAATAGATAATGTAGCAAAAAATTCAGATAATGTAGTTAAAGCTGTTAGTAACACTAGTAAGAAAGGTCTTTATGAAATGCTTCCTATTAGAAAGTTAGAATCTCCTACACATTATGGTTCTATAAAGATGGATGATGGTACTGTCCAAAATGCTTTAGATATGCTTAAAGCACAAGGAAAGTATGCTGATGATATGGGATATAAGATAGAAGATTTAGTAGGTGAGAACGTACAGTATTTAGGTAATCAAGGTGGTAGATCTATTGTTAATGTCCCATTACCAAATGGTAAGAGTCAACTGTTTTACAAATCTACTGACTTAGCAGGTAAAGGTACAGAAGGTCTTTGGCAACCCTATGCAGGTCATGCAACTATATTAGATTTTCCAGGACATGGACAAGTTGAAAATTGGTTTATTAAAGATAGTGGATTTAAAAATTGGTATGATAGTCAATCATTTAGAGACATAGCTGGTAACTTAGATAGAATAGCAGCAGAACAAGGATGGGATATGTCTGAACAAATACTAAAAAGTAAATTGAAACATGGTGGTGATTTACCACAAGCTCAACGTGGAAAAGCTATAATCAAAGGCATACTAAAGAAAGCTGATGAATTTATACCAACAGTAAAAAATTTTTTTAAAAGCGTTGATGACTTTGAATTTAAAAATTTACCAAGTATAGAAGAAAAACAATTTATGAAAGTTGTAGATGGTGAATTTGATGTAGTTGAGTATGATCATCTTATACCTACACAACAAGAAATTTCAGACATAGCTAAGGCAACTAGAAAAAGATTACTTTCTGATAAGTTTATAAAAAACAATATGGAAGCTACTGGACGTAGCAAAGATGAAATAACAGGTTATATTGATGATTATATAAAAGAGTTTGAAAATTCTACTCTTTCTTTTGATAAACTAGATGGTACTGCTGGTGGATTATATACTAGAGGTAAAATTACTATTGACCCAAGAAAGCCACACCTTACTAAAGAAAATGTATTAGGAGTACTAGAGCATGAAATAGAACATATGTTTAGTAATGTAGGTCAACAAGGAAGTGATCTATATAGACACCCAAAATTAAGACTTGTTGATAATAATCCAGCATTAGATGTAGAATATTTAAGTAGACCATGGGAGCAACAAGTAAGGTTTAGAAAAGCACTTAACTGGTTAGAAAAAAATGCAGGATTAAAATCAGGGGATAATGTAACAGATGAACAAGTTGCAAAACTAACAGATGCTATAGCAAATTGGTCAAAGGAAGCAGGAAAAGATTTTAGAGGTACAGGTGCAAATTATGATATCCAGCATTTATTCTCAAGTTTAGATGCAGAACAATTTTTAAAACCAGGTCAGTATCTAATGCCCAATGCCCCAAGAACTGCAAATTTAGAAAACAGTAATGTTAGAAAAGCAATAAAAGATATTTTAAATAAAACATATATGGCAGCACCAGTAATAGGTGGAGCGTATACTGTTAAGGAGTTACAAGAAAGTGGTCAGTTGCCTATAAAACAAAAAGGGGGACCAACCGGATATGATCCATATTTTGATATTGATGATGAGTCTAAACAAAGAAGAGAAAAATTAAATACTGCATTAAGCACGGTAGTTGCTAATTCAGATAATGATTCAAATTTAGAAGCATTGTTGTTAATGACTGCTGCTATGGAAAATTCATATGGAGGAAATTCTGGTGCATATGGTAGAAATTATACAAGAGGTCCAATGTCCATAGATGATGCAGCTTATAATGATTTGTTTGATCCTAGAGGAGAAAATAATAGATATACAGCTCAACAAAAAAAGATGTTTGATTGGTTAAGTTCAATGGGCTTAGATCCATCAAATATGAACAACGTATTAAAAGCAGGAGATGAATTAGCGGGAATGGCTACTGCTAGAATGCAATATGCTAGATCTCCTGAGAGTTTACCTAGCTTACAAGATCCAAATGCAATGTATGACTATTACATGAAATTTTATAACAAAACAAATGCTGATCATAAAGAAAGATTTATGGGAAACTATAATGCATTTATTAAACCAAAACTAAAAACAGGTGGTGAGAGTAATCCATATAGTAGATATAAGACATATGTAAATGGTGGTTTTGTTGGATCAAATGAAGATAAAAAAAATTATGATAAATTAAATAGAATCAATTATGCAGAGGCTAAAGCATTAGGTATGACTCCTGCAAATTATATAATGACTGAGATTTCTAAGCGTTCTTAAACCTTTAAAATTAGTGATTCTAAGTAATTATTTGTATATTAATAATATAATATTATGGGTTTGAAAGTAAACAAAAAAAGTTTAAAACAACAAGGAGGACAGATGATACCTGAGCAACCTGGGATGCAGCAGCAAACGCAGCAACCACAGGTTGATCCAAAGGTTATGGAAATAACTAAAGTCATAAGTCAATCAGTTCAAGAAGGTCAAGATCCTAAAGATGTTATTTCAGGTCTGCTAGAAAATCAAGTTGATTCTCAGATGATTGCGCAAGCATTGATGGTTGCAGGAATGAAAGAAGAACAAATAATAGCTTTATTTGAATCCATTGAAGAATCTAATCAACCTTCACAGCCTGAGCAAGTAACCAACAATCCTCAATTACTTGCAAGGAATGAAAGTTTACAAACTCAAAATCAGCAAGAATCTCCTGAAGAGCAGATGATGATGCCAACAGCACAGTATGGTACAGAAACAATTGATGATTACTGGCAAAATAAAGATGGTGACATTGAAATGCAAGAACTAGATGAAGTTACTGTAAAAGCAGATAATAGATCATTTTTAAAAAAATTAACAGATAATGCGTTGTATCAAATCAATCCTTTATATATGGCTGATGATGCATTACAGATATTAGGTATACCTGCTAACTTTATAAGAGAAGGTGTACAAGGAGTTTTTGACAAAGGAGATGGTACATTTGATTGGGGTAATATTATACCAGATATACGTAACACTACTATATTAGATGATGACCCGTCTCAAGAGGGTGTATCTAAATCATTAGGTGTAGATAATTTTTGGGGAGCAATGGCAACAGATATGCTATTAGATCCTACTACATATTTTGGTGCAGGTGTTGTAAAAAATTTATTACAGAAAGGTGCTAAAAAAGGTGGTAAAAAAATTCTACCTGGTCTTATTAATAAAACTGAAGATGTAGTAAATCAATTTAAGTCTGCAGGAAAAGAACTACCTGATGACTTCAACATGCTTGATGCAATGAAGCAAAGTTTGGATGATGTAGATATAGATATGGATGCTGTTGAGAGAAAAGAGATAGAGGACTTTCTTGATTTATTTAAACAAGATAAAGCAGCAAGAGCAGCAGAATCAGCTGAATCAGCAGCAGCAAAATCAGAAGCACGTGAGTTTCTTGATAACATGAAAAGACAAGATTACTTTGATGAGATTGCTGAATTTGAAGATCTTGACATAAAACATATGATAGATAGAGATGACATACCAACAGATGTCATTGAAAGATTAATAGAAAGCAGAAGAGGGAATTTGACAGAAGATCTTTTAGGAAATGAACAAGGTAGAAGTAGTCTTCTTGATGAATTCTTAAAAAGAAAAGATATACCTACAGATGTAAAATCTAATATGATAGATGTAGATTATTTGAATCAAGCAGATAAAAGAAAAGGTATTATAGATATGCTAAACAATTCAGGTATCAATTCTGAATATTTCCCAACAGGCGGAGAACCTAGAAATTTTGCAGTTGGTGGAGAAAATCAATATGTAAATGGTGTTTATCTACCTGATGAAAAAGATATTGATAATAAATATTTAGATAAGAATATTAATAGAGCTGTTGAGTATTACAGTGGTGTTGATCCTACTTTAGGTTTAGCTCCTTTAATGCCACCACCTAAAACAAATATATTTTTAGATACAATACAAACAGGTGTAAGTATGTTTGCAGATGCAAAAAGTGCATTTTCAGGATATAATGATAGACAAGAAGAATGGTCTAATAAGCTACCATCTTATTATAAGTACGATGTAAATACAGAAGGTGTATTTGAACCAGAGAATCAAATGAAAATTAAAGATTGGGCACAAACTCAATTTAATGAATGGCAAACAGAAACAGATAAAAATGTTGCAAATTCTAATACAGAAAAAGCAGGTATTTTAGGTACTACTGTAAACAAAATGATTAATGGTCAAACGTTTGAGGAATACAATAGAGAGCTAGGTCAAACAACAGTTGGTAAAACACCTGAAGAAATTGCTACTATGCAAGACCTATATAGAGCTGCAGCAAAAAAAGCTAGAGGTGGTGAGCAGTCTTTACCAAAAGCACAATACAATCTTCCTGACTGGATGTATGGTGAAGATGGAGCTGAGTATGATATGGGTGGATCAGACTTTAATCCTTATACAGATAGTCTACAGGATATGATGAAAAATTCTGGTCAAACAAACTATATGGAGGATTTAATGAATACTACACCTTCAAGAAAATCAAGTAATGCTTCAACACAACCTGCTCAACAACCTGCTCAACCACCTGTTAGAACTGCAGATGATAAATTTAATGATATAACTTTACCAAAAGCTAGTGTGTCAAATCCTTTAAGTGGGACATTAGATGCTATTGCAGACAGTCCATTATACAATGCTGCTACAGCAATGTCAAGTTTTGCTGTTAAAGGAGCTGGTTTTATTAATAGAAGGATAGCAGAGCGTGATTTTAAAAGACAATATGATAAGCTTGAGTTGATGGGTGGTGCTGATTTTGCTTATGATACTAAGATGTCTGATCCTATGAGTGAAGGTTATTATGGTTTAAATGATGGACGTTTACAAGGAGAAGCCGAAAGAACAACTGGTTATTATATGAACTTTCAAGGGTCTCCTACACAGTTTGGTGGAGCAACCGGAACTGCAAAAAAGGGCGGTGAGTTTAAAGTACACATGATGTTTGATCCAGAATCAGGTAAAGGATATAAAGCTAATGAACCAGCTGATCATGAAAGAATGAAAAAATTAGGTTACCTTCATAAAGATGAAATGCAAGGTGGTGGGGAAATAGAAGTTGATAATGATACACTAGCTGCACTAATAGCAGCAGGTGCTGACATAGAAATATTATAATTATGGCAAAAGTTAGAATAAACAAATTACCTAAAGGCTTCCATATAGTTGATGGCAAAGTAAAGAAAAAAGCTTTAAAGAGAGATGGTGGAATGGTAACTGGCGATCAAGCAGACTATGGTTTAATTACAACACCACAAGAATACTATGGACAAACAAACTTTAACAATGATTTAGATGATTCAGTTAGATATAGTTTATCTAGTGTACCTAGGGATGAAGCAAACATTGAAGCTGAAGGTGGGGAGACTGTACTAACAGATTTAAGTGGTGATGGTCAATTTGGTTTATACAGTATTACTGGACCAAGACACTCAAGCGGAGGTGTACCAATGTATTTGCCTGAGCAGTCTTTTATTTATTCTGATACTGCAGGATTAAAAATGGACAGAAATGAGCTTGCTGAGTTTGGTATAGAAAGCAGAAAAAAAATAACACCAGCACAAGTATCTAAAAGATATCAACTCAATCCTTTTTACGGAGTTATTAATGATCAGTATGCTGATATTATATCAACTACAAGTGCTGAATTAATGCTTAAGAAAAATATGAGTAACTTGTCAAAGCTAGCCTTTGGTCAAGAAGTCAAAAAGAATTTTGAAGATGGAGTGCCTTTAGCATCATATCCATACTTAGTAGAAAAAGGTATTGACCCAATTGAGTTTGCCGCTACAGTAGAAGAATCAACAAGACAAAAACAAGAGTTAGAATTATTAGCATCACTACCACCAGAGCAACAGCAAAAAATGTTGCAGATGCAAGCTATGATGGAAAACATAGATGGACAACCACAGCAACAAGAAGTTGTTGATCCACAGATGTCAGATCCTAATAGTCAGATCCAACCAACACCAGAAGAAATGGGTCAAGCTCCAGCTGCAGAGTTTCAAAAAGGTGGGGAAAAAGCTTCTGAATATGCTAAGCGTAAAGGTCAAGAATGGCCTAAAGGTGTTAAAGATCCTACTTTTGATGGTAAGGTTTGGGTATTTGATGATGGTACCCCTCCTCTAAGTAAATCAGCTGCTATGCAATTAGCAATGACCGTTAAGGGAACAGGTAATATTCCAGAATTATATAGAACTGAAGATATAGAATTTGAAGAGCAAGAAACAGTTCAGCCAACAGTTCAACCAGATACAGAAGCTAAAACTGATGTTGAAGATGGTGCTATAGATGATTCAGGTACTGGTGTTACTACTTCAACAGCAAAAGCTATTGATGAAAACCCTTTACCAAAAACACATCCTCAATGGCAAGAGTTTGAAGATGCTATAAATAATGGTTATAAAATTGTTGCCACTAGAGATGAAACACAAGGTGTTACAAACTATGAAGCTATAGAAGTTTTACCTGCTAACAAGTTTGAAAATTTTGTTCAGAATGAACAGAAACAACTAGAAACAAAAGGAACAGGTAGTGTAAGTGTTATTAGTGATGAAGATGCATCTTTAAATTCTGTATATGAAGGATCAAATGATAATAATGTTAGAATAAGAAAAGGAATGTATTCCAATCAGGATAGACCTATGTCTCAAGGTTGGATGGGAGAAGAGTCTAATTCTTTTGGTGGTGACTTTACAACTCCTGAAGCCGAAGCTGATTTTAATTTACGTTATGGTGATGATCTAAAAACTATGATGCCTGAATTTAATTATCAAATGAAGTCAGGTTTATGGAAGAATGGTAAACCTGTAAATGATCAAGCTAGAAAATATAAAGCACATTGGACTCAGGCACAGACTTTAATGCAAGAAATAGAAAATAAAAACCATTATGAGATATTTGGAAAAGATGCAAAAAGTAAACCTAGAATATTATTCCCATGTAGTGGAGATAGACCAGGAACATGTGTAGATGGCAAATTAGGTTTTGATACTTTTAATAAAGGTAGAACATATGTACGTGTACAGAAACCAAATATATTAAATGCTAGTGTTGAAGATGAAAGAACACCAGCAAGTAGTGGAGACATAATAACAGAAAAACAACCAATGCCTGATTGGTGGTGGCAAGACCTAAATAATATAGCAACACAAAACTCATTAGAGAATCCGTTGTTTATGCCTAATGTGACTAAACTACCACAAGAAAGAATAAACTATGTTCTTGATGATTGGACTGCGAAAGTAAATGCAATAAATGCAAATACTGGTCAATATATGAAAAACCTTAGAGGATATGGTAAAGGTAGTGTGGCTGGTACAAATGCATTTGGTAAAGGTGCAGAAGAAGCAGTAAAAGCAATTGCTGGTACTAATACTAATAATGTAGGCATTATGAATAATGCTGCAAGAACGCAAGCTGATCTTAATTTAAGAACAGGAGTTTTTAATGCTAAACAACAAGATGCAGAGTATGATGGCAGTGTAAGAGCATTGCAAAGATTTGTTGATTTTGAAAACTGGGATAAAAAGGAATCTAATAAATTATATAATGATGCTATTACAAACAGAGCAAATACATATAATTTAAATATGCTTAAAGACTACATGGAAATAGATCCAAGCATTGGTGGTATGCAAGTTAAAAAAGCAGATAAACCTTTTGCAGTAAATAAGGATGACCGTGAGGATTGGCAGATAAGACAAGATAGGCTGATAGAGATTGATAAAAAAACATCTGAACTTTATCCCAATGCTACAGTAGATGAGAGGATGAAAATGAATCAATATTTCTTAGATGGCACACCTTTAACAGGTAAAAAAACAGAAAGAAGAAATCCTTCATCTGAAGAAGATAATAATGATTTTAATATTCCTTCAGTTACAGTACCAAATACAACAGTTGGTAAGAAAGGTGGTAGCATGAAACGTTTTGCAAACCCTTTCTATACAGGTAAGATGGGGATATAAACATTAAAGGTTTATTTATTTTGGTAGGTAAACCTTATAAATTATAGTAAATTTGAATTATGGCTACATTTTTAAAAGGAGAAAAGAATTTTTACCCAGAGATTAAATCATTTACACCTGATTATAAGTTTCTCTCTGCAACATTGGATGCAAGAGAAAGTAAATATTTATCTGGTTGGGAGGCTGCTAATGATACATATAGCAGAATGTATTCTGATTTAAGTCAAGAAGAAAATAGACAGTTTCAAAAACAGTTTATAGAAGATCTAACTCCAAAATTACAAAAGATATCTGGATTAGATTTTTCCATACAACAAAACGTAAATGCAGCTAAAGGGGTGTTTGCTCCTTTTTTTGAAGATGAGCGTGTTGTAAAAGATATAGTATATACTTCTACTTATAAAGATCAATTAAGATATGCTAGCCAACTGGCTAATAGTGCAGACTTTGAAGTACGTCAAAAGTTTAACCCTATTGCTATGGAAGCAATGCAATTTAGAATGCAAGAGTTTCAAGAGGCAGATAGAGCTGCAACTTTAGGTATGGCTTTACCTAAGTTTGTTGAAGATGCTGATTTAGTAAGAACAGCTAAAGATTATTTAAAAGAGAAGGGTCTCACAATGACGGTTGAGTATCCAAGTTTTGGAGATAAAGATGGAAAAGGTGCTGGTAATTTTTTAATCACTGATAAGAATGGTAAACTTATAGAAGGTCTAGCAAGGAATATGATTATGACAGATCTACTAGATGATCCTAGAGTAAGACAATGGTATGATACAAGAACATATGTAGAAAGCATGAGATTTGCTAATAATGCATTAGAAGCAGGAGGTGTTCAATCAAAACAAGAAGGCTTACAACTTTGGGCTAGTGAACAACTTAAAGTATTAGAAGAGATTAACTTTAACCAACAAGAGGATCTAAAAAAAGATATAGACAAAAGACGAAATGCCACGGTTACTTGGGAATCTGTAAGAGGAGGTTCAGGTTTATTACCTGCAGAAAAAACTATACTTGAAAATAATAAATCAGCAGTAGAACAATTACAAGCAGACTTAGACAGAAAGTTACAAGGATCAGAGTTTTTAGCAATGAATGATGTTGATAATACCGCATCACTGAGTAAGGCATACGCAATGTTAGGCCAACAATATATGATGCAAGATACTATGGAAGCTGCACGCCAGTATTCATATTTAGACTCTAGTACTGAATTAGAAGTAAATCAATTAAAGCAAGATGAGCTAAAACACCGATATACATTAAATGAAATTAAAACAAGAGCTTACTTTGACAGTGAACAATCTAAACAAGACTATGAAGAGTCATTTAAATTAAGTCAACAACAGTATGAAGAAGATGTAGCTTTAGAACAATTAAAAGGTGCAATTGAAAAAGCCAATAAGGGTGATAACAGTAGTAAAACAGAAAGAAATAGATCTAGATCAACAACTACATATGGTAATACAACTTCCTCTATATTTCAACTTGATGATGATGGTGAAATAATAAAAGATAATTATATAAATGAAAATGAAAATGCAATAGCTACTAAGCAAAAGCAGATGATGTCACGCAAGAATGATCTTATTGTAGATATGTTTGCTGCAAGATATCCTGGCGCTGAAACTTATACTATTAATACAGGAACAGTAGATGAGCCTGTTATGGAGCAAATGAATTCTAAAAGACTTAAAGAATTTTTAGCTACTAAACAAAAAGTTTATAACCCAAAGACTCAGCAAGAAGAAGATTCAGACAAGTTACAAAACTATGCTGCTATAGACAGAATATTCACAGAAATGACTGATTATTTTTCACCAGACAATGAAGAGAATGTATATCAACAACATCCCAACTGGTTAATAGGAGATGATGGAGTTAGAAATACAGATGATGATAATCAAACTGATTACAGACTAATTCAAAATAAACTTTATAACTCTGATCCTACAAATCCATCTCAACAAGGATACTTTGAGGATGAAAAGCTTTTTAATCAAATGGTTGTAAAAAATGGTGAAGCATTTTATAATAATGCTACAGCAGCATCAGCAGCCATTCAAGAAACGGATAAGGATTTTAAAAAAATGATTACTGAATTAAACTATCCAACACCATATGTAATTGATAATGGTATTAAGAGAGTCATGCCTAGAAATGAGTACATGAAAAAATTCAGAGATATGGCTCTTAAAGGGGAAATAGAAAACTTTGATGGAGAAGGCTTTGGTCAAACAAGTGATGGGGATAGTAATCCAGATTGGTATGACAAACAAGTGACATTACTTCCTGTGAAGGCTTCGACAGGAACAATGCCTGTTCCAGTGATAGTGAATAAACCAGATGAAGATGCTATTAAAGGTAAGTCTGCGTATATATATGATAAGCTTGTCACACAGATGCAGAAAAATTTTGGGTCTCAAGACTATAAAACATATTTGCAAATACAAAGACAAGTATTAGGTCTTCCTGGAACTAACATGGGTTTTACACAAACAGAAAGCGTTTATACCAATGGCACCCCTTTACCAAATTCTGATGCAGAAAGAGTAACAAATACAATGATCAATCAGTTTAGACAAACTTATGCAGATCCAACTCAAATAGGTGGGGTAATTATGGAATTGCCAAATACAATAGAAGATATAACTGATATTAATATTTTAGCTCCAGATGTAACTAGTAATGAAGCTATAGCAGGAAGAATTTTATTTAATGAATTAGTACTAAAAGGAGGAGATGTAGATTCAAAATATAAAATAGAATACTTTCAAAATATTGGTCCAGATAGATTTGATGATGAAGGTAAAAAAATTTCAACTCCTATGGCAGGATATAAAATATCTGAAATAGACCAAAAATTTATAGAAGCTTTAGACCCTGATGGTGGTGCTTCTCCTCTTAATGCTGATCAGTATATAATAGCAAAAAAAATGAATAAAGAAGGGTTTGTGTTTTTATTTCCAAGAGATAAAGATATTAGTCCGGGCAGCTATGCAAAAAGTGCTGAGGGTTCAAACATTAAAAAAAGATTAGATTTAAGTGAAAACGGAACATTTAAGTATTCAATACCAGGTCAAATATTTTCTCCGGGTAATGTTATATTTAAAGAGATTGTTCCCGGTAAGATTCAAGTAACAATGAATGTTAATACCTATGACCCTACATCTAATAATTCAGCAAAGCAATATAAAACTAAACAAATTGTTCAAAATATTATTTATGATCCAGGAGAGAATTATACTGTAGGTCTTAATGAAAAATATAATAATATTAAACAAGTGCTTGAGTTAACCAATAGTAACAATAATCTTAAAATGTATGATATGAGAGCTAAAGATCTTTCTAAAGTAAAATGGATAGAAGGATTTAAGACTAACAACCCAGGTTTGTCAGAAGCAGAATATGAACGCCAATATCAACAAGCATTAGACTTTGCTAAAATTAATAGCAAAACAAACGAATAAGTAAATCAACATGGAAGAAGTAAACAAAAATTTACCTAGTTCAGGGAATAACTTAACAGATCAAATACTAGCAGATACTACAGCTTTGAATCCTATTGATTCATCTAAGCCTTATGTATCTATTACTGATATAATGGATGATGATCCAACAGCTGTCAGTGATGAGTATAAAAATATGATATCTGCTTATCAAACTGATATAGATAAATTTGGACCTATTAATATGGGTAATATTAATAGTGACCTACCTTCTCCTACATTCTCAACTCTACCAAATCAGAATACTGATACTTATGAGTCTCAAATGGATAGCCTGATAAAATCAATCGGGTCTCCTATGGTAAAGGAAGAGGGTGCTTTAGGGAAACCTATATTTGAAAATGTTAGATCTTTAAATTTTGATAGACAGTATCAGTCAGAAGCTTTTGGTGATATAGGCTTTACACCATATGCAGATATGGATGATGTCTATAATCAAAACATGACAGCTTATGATGGATGGCAAAGAGGATGGGAGCAGTTTCAACATCTTGCTGGTACAGGATTTGTATCAAGTTACAGATCAATTGCGGATTTCTTTGATGGTGATGATTATTTGAGTTCTCCAGATTTAACTTCCGCATATGAAATGGAAGATGCAATGAGAATAGGAGGTAGTACTGATGGTTCTTTTATTGGTAAAGCAGGAAACTTAGGTCTTAATTTTGGTTATACTGCAGGGATTGTAGCATCAGTAGCCTTTGAAGAAGTTATAATGGCTGCGGCTGCAGCTGCTGGTACCCTACCAAGTGGAGGTAGTAGCTGGGCTGCATTTGGGGCTGGCACTCTAAACAACTTAAGAAAACTAGGTAATCTTTTTGACGTATCTAGAGCAGCAAAGGCATCAAGAGATTTAGTAAAAACACTAAAAAATATTGAGAATGCAAGAAGTTTTTATAATGTATCAAGAGGTGTTGCTTCAGCAGGATTAAAATTTGTAGCACCAGAGTTAACTCATGCTATTAAAAACTGGAAGACTACAGGTAACACAGCAAAGAATTTACTTAACATAGGAAAGAATACACATGTATTTGGTGCGTTTTATAGAGATATGAGAATGGTTAATGCTTCAATGTCTGAGTCTAAAATGGAAGCAGGTATGGTATTTAATCAAATTGAAATGAATGGTTTAAATTATTTCAATTATAAGAATGGAGCCGGAAAAGGTATTACAGAAGAGCAAGCTAAAAATACAAGAATAAAAGCTGCTGAAGGAGCTTTCAAAGCTCAAATGAGAAACTTCTTAATTATACATGCATCAAATAGAATAGTATTAAAAAATGCATTTGGGGGTTGGCAAAGAAAACTAAATCAAGAAGCACAAAGAGTTTTAAGAGGAACAGGTGGTAAAGCAATAAAAGCAGAAAAGTATTTATTTAAACGTATACCTCAAGAACTAAATTTAGCATTTAAAACTCAAGGCTGGAAAGGTGTTCCTAAAGTATTAGGTAGTCAGATGTTAAAGTATGCAGCAGCTAATTTGGCTGAAGGTGTACAAGAAGTTTCTCAGGAAGCAATATCTGCTGCTACTATTGGATATTATAGTTCTTTATTAAGAGATCCTTTAGCAGGTGCACCATCTACCTATGGTGCTTTTGGTCAGCAGGCTGTAGGTAATGTATTTTCAAAAGAAGGGGCAGAAGTATTTGCATCTGGATTTTTTATGGGTGGTTTAGCTGGTCCTTACCAACAAGTATTATTTCAGGGAATGCCTGCTATATTCAGAAAAGGCCAATCTATTTATAATAAAAGTACAGTTAAAGAAGGTGAGACAGCAGCAGATCCTTATACTGAGTATAATGCTGCAAGAGAAAAAGCAGTAGACGATGTTGTCAATTACATCAATAAGATTAATGATCAGCAGATGAATGCTGAAAAACCATTAGAAGCTATATTAAGTGAGAACCAATTGAAGTTGACTTTGCAAAAACAACAACAAGGTCTTATGAACTTAAATATTGCAATGGGTGATAAGAAAGAGTATTTTGATAATAGAAATTTTGCTGAGTTTGATGCATTAAAAAAAGCATTTGATACAGGATCTATTGTATTTTTAAAAGACAATCTTGTTAATTTAAATAAACTAAATGATAAAGAGTTAGTTGATGCATTTAAAGGAAGCGGTAGAAGTGCTAAATCATTAAGAAATAAAATATCAACTCAATTAGAAAGAATAGATTCTTTTGGAAAAACTGTTACTGATAATCTAGGTGGTATTTTTCCAACTAAATATGATCCTAAACAGTTTGATCCAGGTACTGAGGAGTTTATTAAAGAGTCTTTTAAACTTCAAGCATATGAGCAAACAAAATTGCTTTATATGTTTACTAATGAGTCTTTTAAAAATGCAGCAATAAGACAGTCTGAAATAGAAAATAGACTAGAAACAGAACCACTTATTGCCAATCAAGGAGCAACTGATATAAGATTACTATACACTAAAGATACAATAGAACAAGAGATCAAAACTTTAGAAACAGAGATAGACGCATATGAGGATACTACAGAAGGGAATAAATTAAAATCAAAAAAACAAAAGAAAAAGAAAGCATTAGAAAAGTATCTTAAGATATTTACTGATCCTAAAAACTTAACAAAGAAAGGTTACTTTGCTAGAAACAAAGTAAAAACATCTGGTTTAGATACAGCATTTAAAAACTATATTGAAGCATTAGCAGACAAGTCTAGTGATTTTGTAGACTACGGTAAGATAAAAGAAGCTTTAACTTTAATTACTGATCATGTAGCCTTACAAGAAGATGCTTCTGCATATAGTAAATCAGTTGACCTTTTAACTAATCCAAAAGTCCAAGAGCAATTAGAAGAAAGAGCCACGGAATATCTTGAGTATATATATAAAAATAGAAAGACAATATATAAAAGACAGACTGAAGCATTTATAGATAGTGTTGAAAAAACTAAATTATTAAATGGATTAGCTGAAGTAGATATTCTAATGGAAGAAAGCTTTGCAAGAGAATTTTTACAAGATGAAATAAGTTTAGAGGATTTACTTCAAGGAGTAAATGAAGGTAAGCTTATACAAAACGGCAGACGTTTAAATCCAAATGTTATAAAAGATGCTGAGTCATTAGCAAAAGCAGTAGCAATAATTAAAAATTACATTGGTGTAAAAGTTCAACAAGAAAGAAAGAGTGAAGTATCTGATGAAGCTGTGGCAAATGCAGAAATATTAGATATTGAAGAAACACTACAACAAGCTGGAATAGATGTTGAGGTAGATGAACAAGTTGATTCAAACATCTTAAATGAAATACTTAAACAGCAGTATCTAAAATACAGAGCTAATGACAAGTCCTCAGACCCATTAGATTTTTCACAATGGTCAGCAACAAACGAGGCTCTTAAAATTAAAAAAGCTTTTATTGCTATAAAGAGAGTATGGGCAAAAGGTTATTCAACTACAGTTGAAGAATATGGCAATTTAGTTGAAAGGTCAAGAATACCATCTGCAGGAGATATAGATGAAGAAAAAGGTTTCCAAGAGTATCTAGATAGTAGAGAAGCTATTGAAAATCCTATTATAGAAGATATATTAAAACAGCTAGATTTATCTTATGATATTTTTACAAACAGGAATATCAATAAGAAAAGTAATTTAAAAGCCATTAAGGGTGGTGATGGAGTTAATTTCAGAGTTATATCAATAGATGTAGCTGATGAAGATCAAAAATTATATAAAATAATAAACAACAATGGATCAGATTTATCAGCAGTACAATTAGATGCAATATCTGGTCAAGGTGTTTACAACAATGCTAGAGCAGCTTTAGATCAGTTTACTATACTAGAAGAAGAATATTCAGATGGTTCTACGTTTAAGTTTGATGGCCTTACACTTATAAGAGGTCAATTTGTATATGATAAAGTTACAGGAGAAGAATTTAGAGTTGCAGTAAATAGACCTTTAGGAGATAACATTCAGTTAGTTACTCCAGAAGATTATGGTAAACCTTATGCTGACAGAAAACAAAAAGCAATAACAGAGTCTGAATTAGATTTTAGTGAGCGTTACTATGATGAAAAACTTATTGTTGATAAAGTTCCTGATGGTACTGCTAAGATAACAGCAGATAACATTGCTAATATTTATGTAAGAGAAAACGCAGGTGAATCAAAGGAAAGTGCTGAAAAACGTTTAAGCTGGATTATAAACAACCTAACTGATAATGTTTATAATAATTTAGTAATTGATGTAAAACCTAATCCTAATAAAGCAGCAACACAATTTAGCTATGGTGGTGTAGCTCAACCAAATAAATACATACTTACAAAAGGGGAACCTTATAATATACAGATAAGAATTAAAGATGAGCTTACTCTTCTTGAAGTTAACCAAAAATTACAAGCCGTAGGGTTGCAACCTATTAGTGATAAGAATAATGGCATTATAGGTAACATTGCAAATAGTTCTTATATATATAAAGTGGGTGTAAATGAATTCACACCTTCTACAATGTCTACAGATCTGGCTAAAAATATATTTAATGTAGATACATCTAAAACAACAATTGAACAAGAGCTTGCAAAAGCAATTGATTCTACAACTAGAAAAGATGTTTTAGTAAACTTCTTAAATAAACAATACGCTTCAGGTATAACTGAAATTACTTTTGAAAGTTTGAAGGAGAATGGTTTTTCAATTGTAAGAGAAGATGGTTACCCTGATTATAATACAGACAACCCATTAACAGTATTAAGTGACTTTTATAAAGCAGGTCTTTCTTCAGATGGAAAAGGTGGTATTCTTATTTATGATATTACTAGAGATAAGAATGGAGAATCCGTTGGTGAACCAGAAGTAATAAGCAATCTAATAGATGATGAACTTAAAGTATTAGAAAAAGAAGCTAAGGAAGGTTTACAAAATGGCTTGTGGAGTAAAATGCTAGGTCCTAACACTTTAGGTTATACTGAAAGATATCAGTATGTTATTAAACAACCTAATGGAGTTTATACATTAGCAACTGCTAAGACTATTGGTCAAGACAAAACCATTATTAGCCAGTTTGTAACTGGAATGATGGATAAGGTTATTGAACTGAAGGAAGGAAATAAAGAAAAAAATATAAAGCCTTCAATTAATGAAAAAGGAAATTATATTAATGGTCAGACACAACAAACTGTTGGTCAAGAAATTGATGTATTTAATCTAGAAAATAATAAGAGTATCAGGATAGCAATGGTTCCTGGATTTGATGTTACTATTAATGTTGCACCCTTTGGAAAAATACGTGCAGTAGTAGAAAAAAATAGAAGTAAAATAACAACTACATATCTAGAGCTTTCAGAAATTAAAGCTTCATCAGATCCTTTGAAGCAACTGAATGACTTATTGAAAAAGATTAATGCTGACTTAGATGTTGCTGGTTATGATACTGTAAATATTTCTTTGAATCAATTTACAACATCATTATCATTAAACGCTGATGTACAAACTACATTAGAATCCCTTGGTACAAAGCTTAGTCCTAGAGTCAGACGTAACTCTAAATTAAATTTTGAAACTACAAGTGCTGCTAATCAAGCAAGCTTTGATAAAGATGTAAATTTATCTGCAGAAGATAACACTAATAAAATACTCAATCTAGGAGATAAGATTACTACAAACGCAGTCTTTACTGAAACACTGGCATTCACTGATGCAGAAGGAAACCCTATTCCTGTTGGGGAAGAAAAAACGGCAACGTCAACAGATGGCTCTATAGACTTAGCATCTATAACACAGAGCCCATTAGATCAACTTAATGTAAAATTAAAAGAAATAGAAGACACCACTAAAAAAGAAGTGGGTGCTAGAGGATTAACAAAAGCATTAAGAAATGACCCGGTATATCAAAAACTTAAACAAGCTAGAGATAAGCTGATTTCAAATAAAGTAGTTACAAATTTTACAGCAGAGGATGTACAATCTTTAAATGACTTCACTGTATGGGCACAAAATAACTTACCTGATTCTATTACTCTTGCTGATATAAATGTATTAGGAAGTAATCTTTTAAAAGGTGGTGTAAGAGTAGGTGGCTTTGCATTGAACATGAATGCATTGGCAGGAAATCTTAAAATAGGTGGAACAATATATACTGGTGCAAGTAACCCATTTAAATACCATGAGGCATTTCACGCAGTATACAGATTGTTATTAACACCAGAAGAACAAGTTAAGTTAAGAGCAATTGCTAGAAAAGAAGTAAGATCTAAGCTAAGAAAAGAAAATAAATCATTTACTAAAGAATTACAGAAATTTAAAAATACATCTGAGCAATATGATAATCTAAGTCTAAAAGAATTACAAAATCTTTTCTATGAAGAATATATGGCGGATGAGTTTAATAAATTTAAATTAAACCCAAGAGATACAAATACAGATTCTGTTGTTAAGTCATGGTTTACAAAACTTCTTGATTGGATAAAAGGTATATTCTCTAAGTATACTAAAACTCAATTGCAAAGTTTATATGAAAATATAGACTCTGGTAGATACGCACAGGCTGAATCAGTATCAAATGAATTTACAGATAACTATAGCAATGAGATAGTAATAGCAAATGCTGTTATTCCATATGAGCAAGTACAAGTAGGAACAAGTAAAGGACAACTGTTTTTGGATAGTAGTGTAGCTAATAATATAGTTTTAACTATGGCGGCTACATTTGTAGAGAGACAGCAACAAGACCCTAAAGTCTCTAGAGAAGATAGAATGTCAGAAATATTAGATGACTTTGAGTGGTTGTATAGTGTTGACAATCCATCTAATCAAAGCAATATGAATGATGGTGAAAGATCTAAACTGTTACAAAAAATTACAGATTCTTTTATATACTCTAATAGTTATGAAGACCTAACTGAGTCACCTTATTATAAAGCTGCTTTTGATGTTTTGGATACAATAGACTTCCAAAAAGCAGAAGAGGTTGAGGAAGCAGATAGCCTTGAACAAGATCAAGGTCTAAGAAATGTAACTCAGTATGGTAAAGAAGCATACCTTAATGGAAGCTTTAGCTCATTATCATCTTACTTTAGAAAGTATTTAGCTACAATAACAAGAGCTGAGTCAGATATATTTGGTAACACAACTATAACAAGAAAAGATAATAGAGAAGAAAAGTTGATTGTACCTATAAATGTATATAATACTTACAACGGTATTATGAAAGCTATGGAGGGTAGAACTGAACCCATGGAAATTGTTCAGTCTTTAGCTTTATTTTCTACGTCAAATCCAGATACAAAAGCAGCAGTTAACAAGATATTTACTGACTTAGGTATAACTATGGGTGAGTCAGTATCAGATATGGTGTTACCTACCAAGATTAAGAATAGTATTTTGTTTAATCAGCTTAAAGCATTTAGCAATTTTAAAGTTGAATGGTTATTTCAAAAGACAGACAATAACGGAAGTTTAATTACTTTCTCTGCTGCAGAAAGAGATGATGCAAATACACAGTTGTCTTTATGGAGTCAAGCTTACACTTCATTATTACAAGAGTGGAAGATAAAACCAAAAGAAAGAAACTCTGCAGTAAAATCAGTAAGTAGTCTTAGACAAGTATTATTAAGTGGTAAAAAGTTTAATGACCAGAAATTAGATGACTCAAGTAAAAATGCAGCTAAACAAATATTTGATAATACAGGTATAAGTTTATCACCACAATATATAAAATTTAGCATACTAAAGTCTAATGGTACAAATGAAAAACATCCTGATCAAGAATTACTTTTATCATTAAACACAAATGCAGAACCAATTACAGCTGAGCAACTTTATTTTATATCTGAGATTATAAAAAGCAAAGAGACAGCTCATGAACTATATAGTGATGAGAAAGGTGCAGCAGGTAGACTAAAGTCCATGGCAGTTAACAATGCCATATTTGATGAGAGTATTGGTTTATCCGTATTTAAAAATGTAAATGGTGATTTAGTGAATGCTCATCAGAAGCCTACATATCATTTGAAAAGAATAAAGGAATTAAATTATCCGGCAAAATTACAAGAGTTATCAGAAAAAGAATACTTATCAAATAATTATCTTTTAAATAATGATAAGTTTAAAGCAATGTCTGATGCTAATATGCTATCAGTACAAAGAGTATCTGGTGTTGCAGAAGTTAAAACATTAGATAGAGATGTTGATTATGATCAATATATCAGTGGAGTGTTGAATACAACAGAGTATGGAAGCTTTACAGCCGGTCAGTTTATGGCAAATTTAATTAACAACTATACATTAGACTTTAATCCAAAAACAAATAAGCTTAAAAAGTCTGTTGTAGTAAACCAAGAAACTGGTTTAGTTGAACAAATAGCCACCTCTCCTATTCAGATAAGAATTCTAGAGTCATCTAATACTAATGATATGACAACACTACCAGTTACAATTGCAGTATCTGGTAAAAATGCAGATATAACAGACACCATAATAGATGCATCATTTGATTTTGTAAAAAATGAGTATGATAGAATTGTTAGAGAACAGGGTGAAAACAGAACAAAAGATTCATACAAAGGATATGATGATAGAAAACTTAGTTTTGTAAATAATTCAGATTTAATTTCTGAAGAGTTAAGGAAATCTTTAGAGGTTTCTGCTCAACAAAAAGTTGGAGAAACTCTTGAAAAGCATCTTACTTTTAAAGAAGCATTAAAAAATAATGAATTATCAGAAAAACAATTTAAAGATCAGTTAAGAAACAATTTAGAAATTAAGTATAAAAGATTTAAGTCTTTATATGATACTCTTAAAATAGATAATAAAATATCTAATGAAATAAAATCTGGTATAGTTCAAGACAGAACTGGTGTAGATAGAGCAAATGCTGTAGCTGCTGCAGAAAAACTAAACTTAAGAAAAGATTTAGATTATAACTTAAGACAGATATTTTTCAATGATTATATAAATACAAAATCTATAAATGAACTTCTTCTTGGTGATCAAGCATTAATACTTAAAGACTCTGTTGATAAGATTAAAAGAGCTAAGGGTCAGAATGCAGCATTTGATAATGTATATACTAATATGGTTGATACCAATTTAGGTGTTGATACCATGACTGAAAACATATCAGTGTTAACATTTGATGATCCTATTTTAAACTCTTGGTTTACTGGTCAAGGTATTGAAAGAGCAGATGCACAGGTTTATTTAACTACTAAAGCATTTAGAAACTTTTGGTTTGGTTTAGGTAAATTAACTAAGTCACAAGCTGATGTTATAACTAAAATAGAACGAGGAGAAAGAATTACATCAAGTGATATCTTTGATGAAGGAGGGTTAATACAAACAGACGGGATGTTAAACTCTAAAAAGTTTGTTCATTTTGACGGTGAGCAGTTTATTAAAATGTCTGCTTTTGTTTTATCACCCTCATTTACATCTATAGATACAGGAAAGAAAGATAATGACGGTAATGTTATTTGGGAAGAAAACCCGTTAAGACCAGAGCTTCACAAACTAAGAGAAGATCTTGAGACTATTCAAAGAAATACAGGTAATGTAGCAATTGCAACACCTGTAAGTGCACAGAAAATGGCTAAGAAAAATGTACAGCTTTTAGATGAAAGTATATCAGAGCCATCTTCTATAATAAGTGCTAAAGATTTTGGATTACAAGTTGTAAATCCAAGTAATAAAAATTCTGTTACTGAAGTAAGTCAAATAAAACTATTAGCTACAAATGAGCAAGAGGATTCTCAACAGGTAAACATACCGGGTTATCCAGCTCTTACTAATATAAAGAAAGTTAAAGCATTCTATAATGATGCATTGAAGAAAAGAGTTGTTCTTAAATTTAAAAATAAAAGAAATTTAGTATTTACTTTTGATGGAGTTATGTCAGAGTTTAATGTAAGTAAAGAAAGAAACAATCTTACACCCGACCTTGCATCATTCTTAAGTTATGCAATCAATTCTTTAAAAGCATCTAAATCTAGTAGTAATGTTATTGAGTTTTTTAGTATTGATCCTGTATCAGGACAACCTAAGTTTGACTTTAACAATCCATTGGCTATTGCAAAAGCAGAACAGTTATTTTTAAGTTACTTTACCAAAGGGGTGTTCCAGGAAAAAATACCAGGTCATGGTTTGGCTTTGGTTTCTGACTTTGGAAATAATATATATAGAAGAGTATTTAGTGTTGAAGAAATAAAAGATGAAGCAGGTAATAGTAAATTCTTACCTCTTAGACATGAAGTAATAAGAGAATCTGATGCAGTTAGAATGAAAGCTTTAGACGTTAAGCAATTCTCTATGGCTGAGTTAGCCCAAAAACAAATACCTAAAGAAGGTATAGTTGTAATAGATAGACTTAGATATGGTCTACAAGAGTTTGATGATAAAGGTAGATCAACAAAACAACGTTATTCAGAAAGTATGATGCCTGCTCACTTCAAAGATGTATTTGAAAAGGTTGCAGAAAAAGGTGGTGCTATACCAGAGATGATTGCAAAAATGTTTGCTGTGCGTATACCATCACAAGATAATCATTCTACAATGAATATAAAACTTGTAGATTTTATGCCTGTTTATTATGGTTCTTCAGCAATGTTTGCAGCTGAACTTGTGGAAGTATCAGGTGCGGATTTTGATATTGACAAAGTATATACTCAAATATTAGAATACTATTATTCAAAAGAAGAGAAGAAGTTTTTCCAATATGGTGCTACACAAGGTAGACAGTATAAGGATTATGTTGAATATATTAATACAAAAGTTAAACAAGACACAATCTATGCTGAAGCATTAAAGTCTTTTAAAGTTCAAGGTTCAAGATTGGAGGACAGCTATGATGATAATTTTATTATAGATCAAATGTTTACTGATGATGCGCTAAAGGCTGTAACAAGACTAGGGCTTCCTGTAACCAAAGCTCAGTATCAAAAATATAAAGAAGAATATGGTGAGCCATATGAAGCACCAATTAATAATGCAGTGCTTAATATGAGATATGCACTTATGGGTAATGAGGCAGTACAAGATATTTCTTATACCCCGGCTACACTAGATGCAGTAAAAGAAGCATATGCAAGTTTAGAAAAATTTGCACCAGGCTACACTCAATCTATGAATGGTTCTGAGGTTGATGTAGATGATATCAATGGTAAAGTAATATCATTTATTAATAATAAAGGTGCAGCAATTGGTAGAGCTGTATCTCCAAACTTAGCCATTAGTTTATTAAGTGAGTATAAGATAAAGTTACCTGGAGAGTTACAGTTTAGTATTCTGAATAAACCATATACTGGATTTGACACAGCTACTACTACTGAAGGTAAAAGAAAGCAGGATACTATATCTGCTATAATAACAATGCTTACTGATAACTCTAAAGAGAACTTTATGTCAAAGCTTGGTATGCACAAACAAGCAGTACCAAGAGCTGTAACAATGGTTGCTTTAGGAATTCCGTTGTCTGACGCAATACTTATATTAAATTCAAAAATAGCCAGAGATCTATTTGAACAAGCATCTAATAAAATACAGAAGTTTGATGCAGGGTTTAAAGGTCTTGTTAATCAGGAGCTAGCATTTAAGCAGGGTCAAATAAAAGATGGAAAAATATTAGGTATAGATTTATCTACAGGAATAAAAACTAGAGAAGATCTTGGTGGTTTAGTTGAAGGTGGTGGTTCTTTTAAACAAGAGCTAGAACTGCTAGAAATTTTATCTACAGTAAATACTATAAATGAATTTATTGGTAATATGAATTCATTAACTGGTATATCAGGTAGTGCAGGACTAGGTAAAAACTTTGCTGACATAGCATCAATAAAAAAAGATCTACAGAAAATAGGTGCAATAGAAAAAATTGGAGAAAATCCAGTAATTGATATATCCCGTATTTTGGAAAATAGTTTTGTAAAACAAAATTTAGATATCTTTAATGAGATAACAAATGAGCTTTTACCACAAGTATTCTTAACAGCAACTCCTGTATTTAATGAACTTTATGAAAAACTTGAAAAGTCATTTGCTGTAGATGCTATAACTTTTAATGAAGAGACAGAGCAGAAGATTAGAAGGGATATGCTTTCTTACTTTACTATAAAAGCGTATATGCATAACAATGCAAATACACAAGATAAAGATGCAGGAACATTAAGCAATAAGCTTATATACCCTATGGTAGATGCTCAAAATATTTATGATTCTATTAGAAGATTAAATGCTGCAGACAATGATAACTTTTTTCTTAAATCATTTGTTACACAGTTACCTGTGAATGCAGAGTCTAACAAAACAGGAATTAATATTTTAGCTGCTAATACATGGAGAAATTTAAATAAACTCCAGAAGATAGATCTTCAAACCTCATTTGCAAAATTGTATGGTAACCCTGCAACAAGAAAAGATGCCTCAACAATTGTAAATTACATTATGGTTAAAGATGGTTTGCAGCTTTCTAAAGATAGCTTATTAGAAGCAATATCTCCTTTTGTAATGGATTCTTATCTACAACAAATAGAGACTGCCAAAGAGTCTTTACTTAATGATAAAGATTACAAGGATGCTTTTGGTTTAACAAAAGATGAGTTATTTAATGAGTTTGAAAATGGATACTTATCATCTAATGTTGGTATGTTTAATCTTACTTTTAAAGAGGTTAGGACAGACGTTGATGGTTCTTCAGATACACAAACTTCAATTAAAGGTAAAACAGCACTAAGTAAAGACGGTGTGTTAACATTATCTGCCCCTAAGAACTCACAGGTTGATGGTGCATTTGTTTTTGAAAATCAACCAAAATACTTAAGGTATTATACTGAAACAGATACTGGATTTGGAGTAGAAAGATCAAACAAATTATTTTTACTAAGGGAAGATCAAGAAAAAAGCACATCATTTATGTATGATGAAGTTCCATTTATGGGGTCAAATTATCAAAATGCAATAGGGTTTATGTTTGGTGCTAGAGATACATATGCAACAGTTAGAAATAATATTAGTAATAAAACTGATATTATAGGTAATATAGAAGACATGCTTGGTATAGATCAAGTTATTGATTCATTGGATATTGAAAATCTTAATTTAGATAGATCAAAATCTATATCAGCCCGTGCACTTAGAACTGAAAGTGCAAATGTATCTGCTACAGAAGACAGTGTAGAATTTCAAATAGATTCAGCTGCTGTTCCAGTTAACATTGCACAGGTAAATGCTGATACACTTTTAGAAAGCTTAACAACTCCTACAGAACAAACTAGTAAGGTTGAAATATCTTCTAATGCTAAAGGTTTAGCAGCAGCGCTTACTAATCCTACGGAATTAGCTAAGTCTAAAGGTAACCTTGCAGAGTCTTACCCTATAACTTTTAACGGTAAAAACTATAAAGATGTTGAGGCAGCTTATCAGGCATTAAAAGATAAGTCTGAAGCTAGGACTAAACCCACTAAGGAAAATAGTAATAACTATAGGTTGATGGTAGATTTAATATCAGCTAAGTTAGAGCAACACCCTAGGTTAATTTCTTCAATAACTGAAAAAGGAGGTGTTGATTGGATAAGTTCTTCTACTCACCAACCTACTAAACAAAATACAGTTTGGGAAACAGGTGGTCAAGATTGGTTTATTGAATCTTTAGCTGATGCTTATAGATCTACTCAACCAGCAACACAATCAAGAGAACAAGCTAATATTAAAACAGAGACAGAAGGTATTTTATCAGCTGAAAATAATATGCCTGAGCTAACTTCAAAACAAAATGAACAATTAGATTTATTTGATGCAGCTTTAGAAGACAAGTATCCATTAATAACAGTATTCTATAATGAAACAATTAATGCTCCATACATAGCAGATGAGTTTACTGAGATGAGAAAAAACCTGGCTGATAATAATATTGTATCTTTGAAAGATCTTACAGCATTATATGAAAATGAAACATTGTCATATGAAGGGAAAACAGAAGAGGAAAAAATTAAAAATTTCTTAGAAGAAATCAAAAGATGTAATTTATAGAATATGGGAAAGTGTCACAATAAAAATCTAACAACGTATAAAAACTTAAAGAAAGTTTATAAGACTGATATTATAACAAATAATGTAATAAATCAATATCAGAGACTTTCAAAGGGTGATGCTATACCTACTGTTGTTGAAGCGCAAAACATGATTGCTAATAAAAAAGTTCTTTTTAACTTGAAGCAAGAAGAGTTTGGTGTTGCATTATTAAATAATCTTAGAAGGCTAAAAATAATACATAGCTTTGGGGGTAAGTACTATATTAATAATACTGATACAGATACATTACAACCAAGCCAAAGACTTATAGACTCTAATGTTAGAAGGTTAAATAGGTATCTTGAAATAAATAACATACCTGTTGAGTCTATAGATATAGCTAAAACAAAAAAAACATTTTCTGTATCTATTAACCCGTCTATTTTTTCTGCAACTGACATGTTAGAATCCTCTAGAGCATGGGATAAACCTAGAGCAAGAAAAGTAGTTTCACATTTAATGAGAATGTTTCCTGGAATTAATGTTAAGTTAATGTCAGTAAAGGATGCAGAGAATCTTTATGCTAGTATACCTCAATGGAAAAAAGCAAAAGTTCCATTTAGTAAAATAAACTCATTTTATTTGGATGGTACTGCTATACTAATAAATGGCAGAGTAACAGATGAAATAGCAATAGAAGAAGTATTACACCCTTTCATAGATGCTGTAAAACTAGATAATGAAGATCTATTTAATTCTTTATTAAATGAAGCACAAAGGAATTTTCCTGAAATGACTCAACAAATAAAAGATGCTTACCGTGGTAAAAGAAGATTTACAGAAGCTGATGTTCAATTAGAAATTGTAACACAAGCACTATCTAGACATTTTAATAATGAGTATGAGAATACCCCAACTAAAAGTTTTACTGATAAAATAAAACAATTTTTAGAGTGGTTTTCTAAAATTATTAAAAACCTCAATGAGGTAATTACAGGGCGTGTTCTTGAAGTAAATAATATATCTGATAAAGCAACCTTAAGTGACATTGCTAGATTGCTTAATACAGATGGTATATCATTTAAACTAGATACACCTGTTAATGGTAGAATAAGATATAGCCTATCACCTGAAAAACAAAAGATAGTCAATGTAGCAAAAAAAGAAGGTGGGGTTTTACAGAGAAGAATGATTGATAGATTATTTCACAATGTTCAAAGTGCTAAAGAGGAATCAGATACTTTGTCTGCCTCAGAAGGAGTTACTTTTAACAGTGATGACTTGGTTATTTTGAATAAAGAAGACGGTAAATATTATAGTCTTACCAGCAAAAAACCTTTTATATCAGCTAAAGAAGCGCTTGGTAGAGAAGAAACTAAAGAACAACAGCTTATTAAAAATGATTTAAGTACAATGTTAGATGCTATTGCATCTCATGAATCTTTTGATAAGATATCTGATAAGATTACAAATATAGAAACTGATGTAGCTAAGCAGGCTTTTAGTAATATAGTAAATCAGGTTAATACAGTTAAAAGTCAAGGAGATGTAATGTTGACTAATGTTGTTTTTCATGACGCATATTCAGAGATAGCTTCTAAAGCAGACATAGTCTTGGTTGCATCAACCGGACAACTTAAGATTTTACAAATACAATTAACTGAATCAAACGTTTTAAAAACAAATCCAAAGACTTGGGCTAAGGGAATATTTACTTCTACTAAAGATATGGGTATACTGTATGGTGATAAGAAAAATCCATACAATGTAGATAAGGTAACTCTGGCAGAAACAAGTATGTATGCAAAACTTACTGATACAAAGTCCTTAACTCTTAAAACACTAGATGCTTTAGAAGTAAACCTTTTACAAAGAATGGTTGAAAATATGGGCTATGATATTGAGTATGGTGTTGGTAATGTTGCTAGTCTGCTGATTTCTTATAATGGTAAGAAAATAAGGTTTGACGGTAATGAGCCACATGGGTATAAACAAAATGCAGAAAAGGTCAATGTTTTAATACCGGCTATAGATACAAACTTAGCAGAACAAGAGATATCAGAACAAGTCCTTAAAGACGCAGCAGAACAAATTTATAATGCTGAGCAAGATATAGAATCTGCTGAAAATTTTGCTGATACTGTTGATCCTTTAGAATATCCTGAACAAGGAACCGTTCTTGGTGCCTTAGAAACATATGAAAAAGCTTTAAAAAGTAAACAAGAAGTAGAAGATTTATTAAAGGAAAACATATATAGAGATAGATCAAAAGAAGATGTGCAAGAAGAAATAGCAAGTACATTGAGTTACATAGCTCTTGCTAAACAAGAAGGTCCTATATCACAGTCTAGAGTGTACACAAGATTGTTACAGGATGCTCTAAGACAGATGAAGTCATTTAAAGAATATGCTACTGACCCTAAGAATCAAAGTAAAAAAGAATACATAACATATATATTAAACTTTAATAGATTCCTTTCAACATTTGAGGGGCTTCATGCTATAGAAGCCAACAAAGAATTAAATGCAACACAAAGATCATTATTAGGTAGTATTAATATTGAACTTACTCAACTACTTGGTAATGATATTGTATCAGAAGTAGGTGCTAACAGAGGTATAATTAAAACAGCTATACTTGATTATGTTGCTACTGTAATTAGAGCTTTTGCAAAGAAAGGAAAAAAGACAGATGCTGAAACAGTCATACAGTCACATTCAGGACAGACAATTACTCTTGATGATTTGGATGAGTTATTTAATCTTGTACCTGATATATCTAACTCAGAACTTTATGCCAAGGATTTAGCAACATCAAAAGATGTCATTCTTGCAACTATGGATAAAATATTTAAGTTTAAAAAGCAAGAATTCTTAGATAGAGTTCAAGCTAGAAAAGCAGATATATTAGATGCTGGTAAAACACTACTAGAACTCTCAGGTGAAAAAGATCTTCAAAGGTTATATGATTTTATGCTTGAGTTTAATGATGACAAAAAATTTACAGGATTCTATACAACAAGAATAGGTCAAAATTACCTAAATGAAAAGAAGGCATTGAGAGATAAACTCTACGATGCTAATGGTAAACCAAGAAAATATTTCCCTATTTATTCTTTAGCTAATGCTGACCCTATTCAAATAGAAAAGAATAAAGAACTCTATAGAGATAAAAAAGCTTTTGCTGATTTTATGCAAGCTGAAAAACTAGAGGATGGTGTTTTAACTTCAGGAACATTCCACCAATATACACAAGAGTTTATTGACGTTAGAAAAAACTATGAGTATGCTCAAGTCTGGTCTAATGGAGAGGGTGTTACTTGGATTAAAAAACCAGGTGTCCCACAAACTGCTTATGATGTATATAAAAGTAAATACTATTATAAAGTAGAGTATACAAAAACTTTTAAAGATGCTAACAGAGAACCAACTGGAGCTATAAAAGAAAATAAAAATTTTGATGCTGTAAAGCCTGATTATGTTGAGGTTAAAGATAAAAGATCTGATACAGGCGCTAGTTTAATTAACCCTAAGTATGAAGCTATAATGAACCCAACAGATCAGTTGGGAGAAGCTAGAAAGCAATATTACTTAAAGTTTGTTGAGCATTATGAGGACTTGCTTAAAAAACTACCAAGAAGTCAAAGAATGCAAATGCTAGGTAAGGTGCCTGTTATTGCTAATAACTTTGTGGATGAGGTAATGACTAAACCATCTTTCTTTGCTAGAATGATACCTAAGTTTTTAGGAAGTATAAAGAACTTATTTACTGAAACATCAGAGCAAAAGGTTGTTCTCTTAAATGAACAGGGAAAATTAGTAGATACTCTTCCTGTATTTTACACTGGTAACCCAAGGGTAGAAGGACAACTTGAAAAAGTATATGAAGACATTCAAGATCTTAAAGATAAAAGAATGCAGGGTGGTATTAATGTTGACCAATATAAAAAAGAAAGAGCAGTATTAGAAGCTGAAGCAGCCAAGTTAAGATCACAACCTACACTGGGTGAAGTTAGTACAGACATGACTAAAAGTTTAGTTAAGTTTGCAAGTATGGCAGAAAACTTTGAGGTGATGGGTCAAATAGAAGACACATTACAAGCAATGGTACAAGCTTTAAAGATGAGAGCTTATAAAGAACCAGGTACAGCGCTTGAGTTAATTGCAAAAATAAAACAAGGATCACAAGGATTTGTGAATACAGTTGTAGGTAGAGATAGTCAAACTGGTTTGCAAAGTAATGCAGAAAAACGTGCTCATCATTGGATGAAAATGGTTTACTATGATAACGATAAAATAACTAAAGGTGCTGTAGATAAGTTAGCCGGTGGATTAATTAATCTATCCTCATTATCTTATGTGGCTTTTAACATATTTGGTAACTTTAATAACTTGACTCTGGGTCAAATTAACAATTACATAGAAGCTGCCGGTGGTTTATTTTATACAGCAGGAGATTATACTGAAGCTACTAAGATGTTTTATACTATGGGTACCCAAGGTATGATAGAGAGAACAGCTAATGCTGTTGAGTCAGCAGCAGATTTTACAGGTAGAGTAATAACCGGTAATAATTTACAAATAAAAAGAGGCAACTATGATCCAGATAAAGCACTTAATAAATATGAAGCAATAGTTCAGTTTTTTAGAATGATGGATGATGATGCAGATATAAGAGAACAATTTGGGTTAGGTGATGGTGATACTTTATGGTCAAGATTCACAAACTTTGGTTACTCTTTTAACCAGGGTGCTGAATACAAAGTTCAAAGTACTGTGGGTATGGCTATGTTATTAGGTACACAAATATCTAATGGTGAAGATTCTCTAAATCTAGTTGATGCTTTAGACTTTGATCAGTCAACAGGTAAAGTAACTATGCGAGAAGGCTATGATACAATTATTAATAAAGATGGATCTACTACAGAATATACAGATAGCTGGAGATTTGAAATGAGAAATAATATACGTGAAGTAAATAAACAGATACACGGTAACTATGCTAGAGAAGATAGAATGGTTATTCAAAATAACTTTACAGGTATATTAATGGCTCAGTTTCACAAGTGGGTTATGCCTGCTTTTAGAGCAAGGTTTCAAGAAAATTATTATGATCAAAACTTAGGTTGGTTAGAAGGTAGATATACATCTGCACTTAAGTTTTTAAATCATATACGAAAAACTGCTGTAACTGGTGAAAGGGGTATGGCTAAGTTTGGTTTAGCAGAGTTAGGTAAATCATTTAAAGAGGAGTACGGACTTGTAGATGGAAGATACGATGAGGGTAAAGCAAACATGATGCTTAAAAATGTATATAGAACATTGGGTGAAGCAATGATACTTCTGATTATTCATATCCTAGATGAGACTTTAGTTGGTGGAGATGATGATGACCCTATCCTTGTTAAAAAGCTTAGAAACTTTGGGGCTTATCAAGCAAACAGAACTTATAAAGAGATGGTTTTATTTAACCCTTTACCTACACTAGGTGGTTACCAACAGGTATATCAGATGTTAAAATCTCCTATAGCTGCTACAAGAACTCTTGGAGAGTTGGGTGAATTACTTGACCTTACTTTTGGTACTGGATTTGGTTTACTAGTTTATAGTGATAAAGAATTTAGAGAAAACAGTAAATATGTATATCAAAACAAACCTAAGAAAGGTATGTGGAAGCTAGAAAAAAACTTCTATGATGTAGTTCCTGTATTATATACTTTACAAAAATGGAAAAACTTTGAAAAACTTGAAAGCTTCTATATTAAATAAGACAAATTAACAGGTTTAAATCCTAGGTATGACGTATAATTTATGTATATTATAGTATAAACCTTTTGGATTAAAGCAAAATGAGATTAATCAATGACAACTAAATTATTCATAGTGAGCATAACAGCATTTTGTACGTATTTATGTACGTACTTTTTTGATTTATCAATGGAAAACATGGAACAATACTTAGCTGTTTGTTCAGTATTATGGTTAGATGGTATATTTGGAGTTTGGGCAGGCTGTAAAAGAGAAGGGTTTAAAACATATAAAGCTCTAAGAATAACAAAAAATACTTTTACATGGTTAGCCATCCTGACCGTTATTCTTATGATAGAAAAAGGTTTTGCAGGTACAGGTTGGCTATCCGAGGTAATTATAGTTCCCTTTATGGTACTTCAAATTATAAGTGCACTAAAGAATGCTTCTATGGCTGGGCTGATAAAAACAGATGAGCTTAATAAAATCCTAGATAGAATTGATAACCACAAAGGACCTAGAAAATAGAGTCCTTTTTTAATGAGTCAATATATTTAGCTCTATCATATGCATCTTGTATTGAGTCTTGCTTAGTATAAATAATAAGCTCTCCTTCATCTACATACCAGTCTAGTACATCCGGATCCTTATCAGGGTTATACTGTGGCTTGCAACCTAGGCAAACCAACAGTAATAATAACCTAACCTTCACAACTACTACATTCTAAAATGTTTCTTGCAAAGTCTTGTGCACTGCTTTTACTAAATTGATAGTATAAAGTTTTCACACCTTCTTCCCAAGCATACATATATAACTTATTAATATCCTTAGCTGAGACAGATGGATCTATCATCAAGTTTAATGACTGTGACTGATCAATATACTTTTGTCTTTGTGCCGCCTGGAGTACAAGCTCTTTTGGAGATATCTCAACAAAAGACTTGAACACTGCTTTAGTAGGAAAATCTAAGTGTTGTACACTACCATCTTTCTTTAGGATAGATTTCCAAGTCTTGTCTGTATTTAGACCATACTTCTCAAGTTCCTCTTCTAAAAATGGGTTCTTGTAAATAGTCTTAGACTTAGCAAGGTCCTTAATAAAGTAGTTAGACTTAATAGGTTCTATACCCATAGACACAGCACCGTGTATAAATGAACTAGACTTAGTAGGAGCAATGGCCATAAGAGTAGTGTTAGCATACCCTTCTCTAAGAGATGTGTATCCATACACATTATGCAACTCTCTAGAAGCAATCTCACTTCTATCTTTAAGTGTTCTAAAGATCTCACTGTTTAATCCTTTAGCTTGTAATGAGTCAAACTCAAGAAGCTTAGATTGAAACAAAGAGTGGTATCCCAATACACCAAGACCAATTGCTCTATGCTTCTCAGCAAAGTTAAACGCTCTCTTCATACCCGGCATAGTCTCAGACTTAATAATGAATTCATCCATTACTGCGTTTAAGAAATATACATATGTTTCAATTGCATCCGTTTCTTTTATAAGGTCCCAGTGTAATAAGTTAATAGAACCAAGACAACATACAAAAGAGTTATAACTATCAGTAGGAAGCTGGATCTCTGAACATAGATTAGATGCTGTAATCTCCATACCAAGTTCTTTATAAGGAGAATTATTGTTAGAGTTATCTTTAAACATAATATAAGGAAACCCAAACTCACTTCTGTTCTGAATGATCTTAGCCCATACTTTACGCTTGCTCTTATCACCATCTTTCATCTCTTGCATCCACTGATCAGTAACTGTAACACCATACTGTAAATTTTGTATAGGATTACCCTCTGTACCAATATCTAAGAACTCTAAGATATCCGCATGCTCAACGGGTAGGTATACTGCACAAGCACCACGTCTGGCCTCAGACTGCTTGCAAACGTCCACTACAGTATCATAAATCTTAGCATAGTGCACTGGACCATCAGCAAAACCACCTGTAGATATTTCAGTTCCTCTTGCTCTAATGTTACCAATAAAAGCACTTGTACCTCCACCATATTTACTCATCATTCCAATTTCACGGCCTGCATTTAATATGCTATCTAAGTTATCATCAACGTTAGATCCGTAGCAGCTTATAGGTAAACCTTTTTGTTTACCAAAGTTAATCCATACAGGAGTAGACAAAGAGTAAAACCCTCTTGCCATATAATCCTCAAACTTTTCTGCAAAGCCTTTTATATTCAAATACTTTTCTGCTTTAATAGCAATGTCTTTGATTCTTTGTTCAGGGCTTTCTGATATATACCCTCTTGATAAAAATGTGCGGCTGTCTTCATTCAGCCAGTAGTACTTATTATATTCCATTGGTTTTGTTTTTAAAATAAATCATCAACTGTGATGCTCTTACTTTTCTTGTTATAGTCAACACTCTTCTTGTAAAAGAAGTCTCCTTCTTTGGTGCCTGTTATTTCTATGTCAAACCATTCTACTGATTTTAATAGTTCTTCATCTACCTCAAAAATAGATTTCATACCTATCTTTTCTAAAGAGTTATTGAATCTGTTTTTTATAAAGTGTTGTATTGTATTCTGGGGTAAGAAGCTAAGCTCACCTTTCTCAAAGATCCAATCAAGTATACCACACTCTGCTCTATATGCTTTTCTACATGCTGAATCAATCAGATCTTCAAACTCTTGGTCAAACCATTCTGGATTTTCTCTTTTGATTATATTAATAATCTCAGCACCAAAGTTACCGTGTATCTCTTCTTCCTTACTAGTAGCCTCAACAACATTAGATATACCTTTAAGTACATTCTTTTCTTTGTTAAAGCTCATCATAATTAAGAACTGACTAAACAAACTTACGTGCTCTATAAATAAAGAGAATAGCAATACAGACTTAGTATACATCTTATTGTCTCTAGAACGTGTACCATCTAGGTACTTTTTTAAGTACTTAAGTCTACCCTCTATTGCAGGTACCTCAACTACTGATTGAAATTCTTTTTCTAATCCTAGTATTCTAAGCAGTCTGGCGTAGGCATCTTTATGTCTTACTTCTGACTCAGCAAAAGTAAAGCCTACATCACCCACTTCTGTGATTGGCATTCTCTTATAAAGATCTCCCCAAAAGGTTTTAACATTAACTTCTATTTGTGCAATAGCAAGCATTGTTTTTTTAATGACATCTTTTTCTCCATTTGATATAGTGACTTTAAAGTCTTGTATGTCTTCTGTAAAGTTGAATTCTGTATCAATCCAGTAGGAGTGTCTAATTGCATCTTTGTATGCTAATAGTTGTGGATATTCATAAGGCAATATGTTTACTCTGGGCTTAAAGATGTCTTTGTTCATTGTATAATTTATTAAGGATTAAAAAGCTGCACCCCTCTTTGGAAGAATGCAGCTGTTAGATAGATATAATTTAAAAAAAAATTGTCTTATATGAAAGGATTATAACCTAATATTCACAAAAGATAATGTTAAAAATATAAGACCTATCTCTAAACCGTTGACCCAACGGTATTTATCATCATCACATAAAACTTCACAGTTTACAGTTTTAAAACCAAGCAGTGTTTCTGTTGGTAAAAACTCAATGTTAAATCTATTTTTAAATACTAAAGGATTTACTTTACTCATAAAATATTAATTAAAGGTTTTTGTCAGAATTTTTGTATATTACTTATATAGTTATCTACCTGACTGTAGACAAATATACCAATATATTTGATTAGGTTAATCAAAATTTGTATATTATTAGTATAGTACTTTAAAATTAAATACGATGATTAAAAAAATATTACATGTGTTATGGACTTTTAGCTTACAAGACTATTGGAAATGGGTTTGGTCTAAAACAGAAGTTGATGAAAAAGTTATTGCGGGTGCTAAAGAAACCAAGAAAAGAACTAAAGCTGTAGTCAAAGCTATTAAAGGAAAAAAGAAATAGATGAGACAAGTATGTTTATTAATACAATGGTTGTCAAGGGGTAAAATATGCTTAGGGCACTGCCGTCAAGGTCTTTGTAAAAAAACTAAAAGTAAGATATAATGGGAGATTGGGAACTAGAGATAGCGTTTCATTGGCCACATGATAGACTAGCTTTAGGCTGGGAAATAATGAGACCTGATGAAACATATAACTATACTACAGTAAAAGCTTATTTACTTATTTGCACATTAACGTTAGATGTATCATGAAATATAAAAAGAAAGGTGGAGGACTTAATCCTCAAAAAGTAACAAGACAGAAATCAAAACTATTATGTAGAATGGCTAATGGCGGAGAATCTGCATTAGATAATATTATGCTTAGTTCAATGGAGCAAAAGATGACTAAAGGTGGAGACGCTAAAAGAGTAGTATCAAAAGCTGATGGAACTGAAAAATTGCAATCTTATAAACGAGGTGGTTGGACCCACTCAGGATAACACTATATGAACATTTTAACAGACATATTAAGTTTAATTAGACAAAACAAGTTCTCTAAAGTTGCTGAAAGAGATGATGTTCTTGTATTAGGTAAATGGAATGAACAACCCGATATGACTGGTGTTGCATCCCCTATACCTTATAAATCAGTTAAGCTAATCAAAATAAAAGATTTTAAAGTAGAAGGAACTAAGTGTGACTATAAGAACACACCGGAAAAACCTTCTGGAGATATTGCTACAGTATATCAGAAGACAGAGACTGATCCAGTAACAGGAGAATGTACTGTATATTTCCGCACATTAAAATCTATGAGTCCTAATCTAACTTTGGCTGAGTCAGCTGATAATGATTATGTAGAAATTGATACAATAGGAGAACCTAATTTAGCAGCTAATGTAGGTACAGGCTTTGGATTATGGAAAAACAAAGTTGGTGAAACACTTAATTTTAAATCTATAATAGCTGGAAATAATATTACTATAGCAGAAACACCTGATCAAATTACTATTAATGCTACAAGCTCAGGTGGTGTGACTTATACCCTTTCAAGTGCAGGTCAATCAACTGGAGGACCTCAACATGTAAACTTAAAGCTTGATGGTTCAGATGGATCATTAAGCAATGTAAAGCTTTTTGCAGGAACTAATGTATCAATATCAGATAATGGCTCAAATGAAGTAACAATATCTTCTAGTGGTGGTATGACTACCTTTAATGTATATGATGAAAATCCAGGTGGAGCAGGTCCAGGTTTTTCTGTATCTGAATCAGATAATGTTTTAATGTGGGGACGTAATGGTATAGAAGTTATAACCGGTGTTCCTTTGGGTTCAACAGCTAATCCTAAGTCTGTGGCTATGGGATTATCTCATTACTATGAGGCATATGTATCTCAAGTAACTCAGCTAGGTAACAGTGCACCTACAGAGAATGTCATTTATAATGATACAGGAAGAACTTTATCATGGTCAAGACCTAGCGTTGGACGCTATACTGCAACTTGGTCAACATCAGTTGATCCAAGTAAAGTGACTATAAACATTGCACAAGTATTTAAAAATCATCCAAACATTGCTAATATTATTAATGTAAGTGGGAATGGTTTTACTATCACTACTAATTTAGTTGTAAACGCAGCTATAGCAGATGATAGTATTTTACTTGATACACCATTAGAAATAAGAATTTACCCTTAAACTAAAAAGATGAGTGATAAAAAACCTAAAAAGAAATTTAAAGATACTAAAGTAGGACAGTTCCTTACAAAGAAAGTTCCTAGTATACTTGGTCTTGCCGGGGAGTTACTTCCTGATGCAGGTGTTTTAGGTATGGTTAAATCTTTAATAGAAAAAGAACCAGCTTTATCTCCAGTAGATAAAGAGCATGCATTAAAACTACTTGAACAAGATATGGTAGAGATGCAAGAAGTAAGTAAGCGTTGGGTCAGTGATATGAGTTCTGATTCTTGGCTTAGTAAGAATACAAGACCAATGACCTTGATATTTTTAACCATGTCAATGGTAATATTTATGTTATTGGACAGCTCTGATATTGACTTTGAAGTAGACTCAGTATGGGTAGACTTATTAAAGTCATTATTAATAACAGTTTATGTAGCATATTTTGGTTCTAGAGGAGCTGAAAAATTTAAAGCAATAAGTAATAAAAATTAAAAAATATAAATTATGGGTAATGGAAAAAAAGGTGGACAAGCATTATTTAATGCTTTAAAAGCTAAAGGATACAAACAAAAAGGTGGTGAAGAAACAGCAGCCAAAGCAAGAATGACTTCATATGCTGATGGTGGAGGACTTATGGGTTATGCAAAAAGAGGTGGTTGTGTTTTAACAGGTCTTAAAAAAGGAAAATAATCATGGCAAAAAAAATATCATTCCCAGAGGGAAACGGAAAAATAGAAAATGGATATTATGATCCAACATCTATACCAGCAAGAATTCAGGCTAAAAAAAATGCAACTGCTACGGCAACTAGAATGCGTTTAGCGGCACAAGGTGTTGAAATAAAAAGATCATCTACAAAAGCTTCTGAGCCAGTTCAATCAGCTGCATTTAAAAACGGCTATAGAAAAGGAAAAAAATAAATTAAATACTATGGCAATATTAACAGCACAACAGATAAGTCAATCAGGCTTACAACCCACATCAGTCATACCTGATCCTAAAGGAGATACTTTAGCAAATACAGGTAAAGAATTTTTTTATGTGCAAAACAATAGTGGTGACTCAATTACTGCAACAGTTATACCTGTTGTAACTACAGTTATTGATCCATTATTAGGTACTTTGACAAAAGAAAATGCTATATTAGCAATAGCTAATGGTGAGACAGGGTTTTTAGGTCCTTTTGAAGTTGACGCTTTTAATGATGTTGATGGTAACATAACAATAACATGTTCACTTCAGGTAGGTGTAAAACTATCTGCAGTGTACTTATAAACAAAAAACAATGGGCTCACTACTGCAAGACGTAATTGGATTATTTGCCAAGAAAAAATATGCACCAAACCCTTATGATCTTGATAAAGATGGTAAAGAGGATTTTTTAATTCTATCAACAAAACAAGATAGTTCCTTAAATGTAATGGCATACTTGCCAAAACTTGAACAAGAATTAATTTCAGTCAAGCAGTTGGCTGAAGCTATTGGTGTTGGTTCAAATACTACTTATGATTATAGTAGTGAAGGATTCAAAGGTGGTGTTAATTTAATACTTACCGGATCAGATGGTACTGTTGATATAGTAAAACTTATTGAGGGTAATAATATTACTTTAACCGATGATGGCTCTAATGCTATAACTATAAGTAGTTCTGATGAGTTTGATGGAACTGTTACTAGTATAGACGCTGATACTAATGGAAATGCAATTGCAGTCTCTGGAGGTCCTATTACAACTTCTGGTATTCTTACATTTAATTATTTAGGTAATGCAACTCAGTATGTTAATGGTGCTGGAAACCTAGAAACCTTTCCAATCTTATTTGCCGGTTGGAGAATTAGTGATGGTTTTATAACAGGAACTGTAGAAAGTAATGAAGTAGTTGTTTTTGACGGAGGCCCAAAAATACGTACTGCACTATCATTAGCTGGAGGTAACCCGGAGAAAATAACTATTACTCACCTTGATACAACTAGAATAGATACAGCATCATCTGAATCACCTGCATTTGGTGCTTCATTTGAGGTTGTTGACAAAATAATTCAAGATGCAACTGGGCACCCTACAGAAGTAAACTTTAAAACAGTAACTCTACCAACACCTGCTGCAGCAAGTAATACTACATATGATTTAAGTGGTCAAGGAAGCGGTGCTGCTGGTGTAAACTATTCTATAGATTTAACTGGATCAGACGGCTCATTAGATAAAGTAATTCTTGAAGCTGGTAATAACATTACATTAACAGATCAGGGTAACGATACAGTACAAATAAGTTCTATAGATAATAATACAACATATACTCTTAGTGGTCAACAGTCTGGTGGTACAAACTATGCAGTCAACTTAGAGGATTCAAACAGTGTTCTTAGTACATTATTTTTAAATGCAGGAACTAATATAACATTAACACAAGCAGGTAATGGAGTAACTATAGACGCTTCTGGTGGTTCTGGTTCCGTTACTAGTGTTGGTTTATCAGCACCCCCTGCATTTGTTGTTTCAGGATCTCCTGTAACAGGGTCAGGTACTCTTTCATTTACAGGTGCAGGTACTGCACAACAATATATAGATGGTACAGGAACTTTACAAACATTCCCTTCTGTAGGGACAGGGACAGTAACAGATTTTAATTGTGATGTAACGCCAGGAATAGCAGATGCAATAGTACCTTCTGTAGCAAATTCAACTACCACACCTTTCTTAACTTTAAATTTTCAAGGGGTACCAGCTCAATATGTTAGAGGTGATGGTGCATTAGAAACATTCCCTGTTATTCCTGCAGCAGTACCAGTGATGACATCTACGGTAACTGGAACAGGTAAATTATGGGATGATACAGTACAGCTTGAAGCAGCTGAGGCAGTATCAACTGTTAAAGATAGAACATACGGTGTTCAATTTAATTCAGATGATCAATTAGTAGTAAACGTACCTTGGTCAACATCTGGAGGTAGTATGTCTAGTTGGACAATTGGTGATGGTACAGGTATTGAACCTGTAACAGACGGAGTAGAAGTTCAGTTTAGAGGTCTAGATAAGATAAGTACAAGCGTAACACTTGTTGGAACTGACATACAATTAGATATTGATCATGATGATACAACAAGAACTGATACAACATCTACAGCATCTCCTATAGCCGGAGGTACTTTTACAGTAGTAGATAGTATTATACAAGATACAACTGGTCACGTAAATGCAGTAAATGTTAAAACAATTACATTACCTAGCGCTGCAGCTGTACCAAAAATGTCATCAACCGTTCTTGGTATTGGTAAATTATTTAGTGATGTTGTACAATCACAAGGATCAAACCCTGTCACGGAAGTAGAAAAAAGAACTTATGGAGTTCAATTTAATTCTAGTGATCAACTAGTTGTTAATGTACCTTGGACTAATTCAACTGCAGGGTGGACATTAACAGGTGATATTGGAACAGGGCAAGTTGTTGCTGATGGAGATACAGCTTTACTAGCAGGTGGTGTAGGAATTGCAACAAGCACTGTTGCTACAGATAAACTAACTATAGATTTAGAAAACACATCTGTTACCCCAGGGGTTTATACAAATGCTAATATTGAAGTTGATGCTCAAGGTAGACTTACTGCAGCATCAAATGGTACAGGCGGTAGTGGAGTAAACTATACATCTTATGTTGCACGTTTCAATCATCCTAAAGGAGCTCCAATTTCAGTTCAAGAATTATCAAATGATACAGGATGTCAGTTCACTTGGCAAGGAGGAACAGCAGTATATAAAATTCTTATACATGCACCAGGAGACACAAGTACAAGATGTGAAACTAGTAAATTTCCGTGGGTCATGGCAAATGGTAGATCAGAAATAATAGAAGGTACACGTCCTGCAGAAATCTTTTTTAGAGAGTGGGAATTAACACCTACTGAAAATGCTGTTTATCTAGATTTTCTAGAAGAAGATTTTACTGGCAGTACTAAAGGAATATCTCAAGGTAATATAGAAATAAGATTCTACAATCCAAGAGTAGAACCGTAATAAGTCTAATGATATTAGTCTAAATAAAAAATAAACAATAAAATAAAAAACAATGAGTGTTTATATACAAGAGGTCTTAGGACTATTAAAAAGGAATAAAAAGAAAAAGAAACTAGACAAAATGAGAGATCATTTTGAATTTGGTAAGCTTTATCAGAACAGTAGTTTAAATACTGGTGCTGTTTATAATCCTAAGATGGAACCTTTTGTTGTAAAGTGGGGAGATCTTGTTTGTGAAGCTACAGAAAATTTAACTAGAACAAAACCGGGTGAAGGTAAACTTGGTTTTGTTCCTGTTTATACTACACCTGAAGGGTCATGTGCATGGGATACCTTAATGGATTCTATCATAACTCAAAATGCTATAGGTGATACTATCAATATAGCAGGTGATTTATATGTAGAAGGTACTATAACAACTCCAACACTAACAGAAGACCGTATAGTTATAGTTGGTCCTGGCGGTGTATTAGAAGATGATTCAAATTTCACAATGGATGGAGTTACATTTACTGCATTAGTAAATGTACAGCATGGTAGTTTAACCATGGCTACAGTACCTCCTACAACTACAACTTTAAACTCAAACATTGTACTTAGTGGGCCTATTACAGATTCACAAGGAAATGTTGGTCAACTATCTCAAGTACTTGTAGGTTTAGGTGACGGAAGAGTAATATGGTCAGATGATGATGTTGTAGAAGCTTTAACTTATGGAAGTCTATGGCAAGGAAATGTAAACAATTTAAAACAAGAGTTACCTATTGGAACAGCAGATCAGATTCTTATCTCTGATGGAGTAACATTCTCTTGGGAAGATAACCCTGCAGCAATTGTAGGAGAACAATGTGAAATCTATAGAATACCATTATGGACACCTAACTCTAATACATTAGGTTGTTCTTTATTAATACAAGATGGTGATTCAGGAACTCCTGCAACTAAAGTTATTAATGACGGTGAACTACAACAAACTAAAGAACTATTTTTAGATGATGTAAATCAAGATGATACTCTTACACAAGTTCTAGTAAGAGACCCTGCTTCAGCCAATGTGGTTAGATGGAGAGATGCACTTAGTATTGTACCAGAATTAGGTTGGGATTTAATAGATCCAGGTCTAGGTATAACAAACTGGGATGTAGATAAGTATAATGGTTATATGCAAGTTACTATTCCGACTGCTTTTAGAGCAATTAGACCAAATAATCTTTTGAATGCAGATGAAGGTTATTTTGTTTTTGTTGCAGATAGCCCTAATATACCTTTAGACTATTTACTATTTACAGGTGTTAATGGAGGAACTACACAGACTGTGAGAACAACTTGGTCTGGTGATGCTGTTAATGGTTTTCCTTATATACCAACTAATCAATCTGGTGGATTTTGGCTACAAGGAGTAGCTGTAAAATTTCATTATATTTTACGTATAGATGCTGCAGGTAATCAAATTATATGGTGGGATGCTTGCTGTGAAATACAACCTCTTAATCAATGCCCTATTGTACAAAACACTACTATTAGTTTAGTAGAAGATACAACTTTAACAGGTCAAACTTTAACAGCCTCAGATCCTGATGGTGATCCATTAACTTGGAGTATTGTAACTGCACCTCCAGCATCACATGGTACAGTTAATTTGAATTCAGCTACTGGTGTTTATGATTTTGTTCCTGCTATAAACTATTGTGGAACAGGATCATTTACATGGAAAGTTAGTGACGGTACATGTGAAAAAGAAGCAACAACAACATATAATATAAGTTGTGTTTGTGATGTACCATCATTTGCTGTTTATCAAGGAGCTAATCAACCTTGTGGAGCAGCATCAACTGCACCTTTATTTACTGATCCTGCAGGTTCACCTTATCAGTGGGTGGGTGATTATTGTGACCCAGATAATGCATATACTGACGTAACACTTACAACAGAATATTCTCTTGATGGTGGTACAACTTGGATAGCAGGTCTTCCAGCAGGATCAACAATACAAAAAGATGTACCAGCACCATGGCAGTTTACTTTTGATCAACCTTCTGTTCCATCTGGTAATCAGCAATTTAGATTTACACTTCAAGATGTAGATGTAACTTGTAAGAGCGAGTACATTTTTAATGTAACTGCAGCTTTAGATATATTAAATAGATTTGAATTTCAGGTGTCAAGTGAGCAAGCAACAGGAACATCTACAAATGCACTGTTTCCTTTCAGAGCTAATACAAATTTACCTGTATATGGAGCTACTGGAGGTACATGGAACCCTATACCTTTTCCTTCACCACAAAACTGGATGGGAAATTATACTAGTCAAGGAAGAAGATTAACTCAATTTACATCTCAACCTGGTAACCTAAGCAATTCAGGACTAAATAACAATAATGAAGTATTGAATGTTTCACCGAGTGGTGGAACATATCCAGGTGTTGCAAATTCAACATTTCAATTAGTATATTTAACTGCTGGTTATCAAGTTAATTCAAGTATCGTTGAATCAGTAACACCAAATATTGTAGCTCACCCTATGTCTTATCCTGCTAATGATAATATATCAATAGGTGATACTATAATTTTTGATGCTAATACAATAAATATTGCTTTTGGTTTATCAGGTGTAAATGCTGTAACAGGTAATTTAACTTATGTAATTCAAAATGAAGATATTGGTTATGCTCCTTTTGCTATATCAGCAATACCTTTAGCACCAAATAATGGGTCTGCTCATCAGTGTAATGATGGTGCATTTAAAATATATGCTGCTATCACAAATGCTGCTGGTGGAACAGAAGTTTATAATTTACTAAGAACCTCTACTTCTAATAATGGTATACAAAATCCAGCAAATGGTACTACAAACACAGCAGTTAGAAGATACAGTTTAGATAGTTATTCTCCTTCACTTGGATATCTAACTGGACCAAATGGTAGAACTTGGACTAGACCAACTAACAATGCACAAACTGGACTAGGAGTTAATGGATCACCTAGTATAATGAGTTCTGCTAATATTGATTATACACCACGTGGTGCTACAGGGTCTAAATCTAACACAATTTATAACTACGATGGAGGATATGTTAAAGCAACAAATAATGTAGATACACTTTGGAGTTCTACAGGAGCGCAAAGACTTCAAGCAGGTGTTATACAACAGATAGCTGCTAATAGTATAGATGGTAATATAATTTTTTATATTGCAGGAGATAATTGGGCCAAAACACGTGCTACAACACAAGCCACAGGTACAATTAGTTCAATAGGTCCTAATGGAGAAGTTACCGGTGTAACTTTAAATAGTGGCGGTGCTGGTTATGCTCAAAGTTTATTTAGTGGTGCTGGAAACCCAACAACTAGAGCAGAATATTTTATAAGTGGTGGAGATAGTGGATGTTCAGTTTTTGTAACTATGAATGCAACAGCTGGAAATAATCAATCTATAGTATCTATAGATTCTGTAACAAGACCAGGTTCAGGTTATGTATTAGGTCAACCATTTTCTATTGATCCGGCTCTTACATGGGTTGCAAGTGCCCATGGTGATGCAGCTACTCTTAGAATATTTAAAGAAGATCCTAGTAATCCTGCAGATCAAATAGAAATATTTAATGGTCCTCCTTTTAATAATACTGGTACCGCAACAGGTAATGCATTTAATGCAGGTGATGGAACATCAGTGCAAGTAAATATATTTACGGGTCAAGTAACAATTTTATAATGAGTAAAGTAAAAACAAATAGTGCAAGTAACCCTATGAGTCCACACAGTCCTAAAGTTAGGGCTGGTGGCTCAGTAGTTACTAATAAAAGTACAGGTAAAGGCGGTTTTAAGGTTGCCCAAGATTCAACTGTATTGGGTACAATGAATGGTATAATGAAAGATCAGTATAACAAGTAAGTTATTTTTGATCTTCCAATTCTTTTTGTAAACATGCAAGTGCACGCCAAGCAACCTTTGCTGTATGACGTATTCCGTCATCATCAATTGTTCCTGCATCTATAAGATGTCTAGCTAATGCATCAAAATCATCATTAGACTTATTACGATCCCAATGTAATGGTTTATCAGGGTGATGTTGTTTGTTTCCTTGTAAGGAAACTCTTGCTATTTCCATAATAGCATCCGGGAAGTATTTAAGAACACCAGTAAATACTGGAGTATCTTTTCTTTTTTCAGCTTTATCCATAAATAGCCATTCTTTTTTTATCATTTCTTTTTCTTTTTCCTTCTTTCAGCCATAACATCTTCAATCTTTCTAACTTCATATGCTCCACATGGACCATTTGCAGCACGAGATGTTGCTTTCCTATTAGTTCTTTGCCAGCTGTAAATTTGACTATCTTCACTGCAAGGTATAAAGTTTATACCTGCTTTATTATATCTTTCTTGTTCTCTTTTTTCTTTCTTTGTCATTTGTCTTTACTTTACGATTAATTTTATTCCTTTGCCAAATCACTATTGCAAATAAAGCCACAGTAACTATGGGATGAATAATTACAAAAATCCAAATATTAGCTTCCTTATATGTTAAGCCAGTTATATCTGCTATCCAGTATAACACCTCAACGCATATATCAAATAATTCATGCATAAGTTTATTTATTTTTATTTTTACGATAGTCAATTATGAATCCAACAGCTACGAGTAGGTTTAAACCTAAGCTAGCTATAATCTCATGAATATCTTTATATGTATTTATACTTAGATGTACATGTCCGATTACCCAAAATGGTATTGCCATTTGCTGACTGTACCATATTAATGCAAACTCTATGAATTTTTTCATAACCAATCTCTAACATTTATATTTTTTTTTCCTCTTATAGTCCTAAACACAGTCTCTACTTCTTTCCAGTATTTTACTAATGTTTCAAAAGGCATTTCTTCACAAGTATAACGCAACTGTAGGATGTGTATAAGTCCATCTGTAGGACCCATATTATTATATATGCTCTGTGCTCTTTGCTCAGGTTCTGTAAGTTGTGTTTTAGTCCAGTCCATATTTACTTAATTAGGTGTAGGGGCCTACATGTATAACATGCAGTTGGTTTGGCCCCATCATTATTCACCTAACTTTCTACCTTTTAGGATCCATATTATATATATTATAATAATTAAAAAAAGTATTCTTAATCCTGGGCTCATATTCTACCCATGTACATTTCTTGAACTAATACTTTTTCTGTTATATCTATATCAATTGGAACTTCAACAATATCTTCCATAACTATATCTATGTCATTAACATTGGTGTTAACTTCTAGATTAGCATATAAGTTCTTATTTATAACTTCAGCAGTTACAAAATCATGAAAGTCTTTTTGATCTGATAACCAGTCTCTTGGATGTGCTTTCTTTAATGCATGCGTTACATGATTATAAAAAGCCCACGCACTGTTATTACTCTGACCATAATCAAAAGATGGTTTATCCATTTCTTTCTTTATCATAGATACTTGTTGTGTGTCTATTATATCTTCATCAATAAATAATCTTCCTACCAACTCTGACTGTTGTTTACAGCTAAGTTCAACAGACTTAAGATATTCTTTATCATTTATTAATCTTTTATAATATACTTCAGCATTCTTGATTTGATCTGTCATATGTAACTTAGTGTCCATATTAGCTGTTCCGGTATGCTTTCTAGTGTAATTCATCATATCACCAGCAACCATTCCGTTTGAACATACTTTAACATAAGCTCCTATAGCACACTGAAACCTTGTACTTTTATCATAAGAGTTAGTCCAAGAGAACATCATACCTAGTTCTTCTTCTTCCATTATACTGCTATCAACAGGATTAATAGGTCTTAAATGATAGATACCTTGTGCTACATTAGCATTCATATTAGATCTATAGACTTCTTTTATTATAGTGAATCCACTTGCATTAAGAAGATTCATAGTGTTGTCTATCACTTCTTTGTGTGATATGACTGTGTAAGATTTACCATGGTTAGGTAAAGGTTGACTTTTTAGAAATGCTTTAGTCACTTCTGTTGGTTTTTTATATCCCATAATTATAAACTTATTAAGTGTAAATATAATAAATTAATCTGACTCAGCAAATTAAAATATATATCTTATTGTGTTTAAAGGAAAATACTTCTTGTATATATCCTTGAATTCATTGATTAGCCTGCCTTTATGTTCTAAAGGATACCTCATAACGCCTGATTGATTTTTAACTTCATAAGAACGCCTCATTAGTTCCTGCGCTTCTGGTGATGCTTTAATCATTTGGTTCTTATGATTGGTTAAAGCAATTACCTCACATTTATTTATACCTGCTAGTTCTTTTACCTGTTTAAAAAGATTATCATACTCTTCTTTCCATCCGGGATAAAATACAAGAGGGCTGTAATTACAATGTACTTCCCATCCCAACTGCTTGAGACGGTTAACATCAGCTATACGGCTTTCTATCTTTTGCATCTTAGGTTCTAATATATTAGAATACTTCTGAGGCATAAGACTAACACGAACTCTTGGAGGCTTGTTAAAATTACTAACGTCTAACGTTAATAGTCCTGGGTACTTTGTAGCCATTGTTGTATTAAGATTTTTATGTTTATCATACATAAGCAAGTAATCATATAAAGAAATTCCTGCTTTCCTCACATGTTTCTGCATCAGTACTAAATCTGTATTACAAGCAATGTCAACCATTGTGTATATTGGGTCTTGTTGATCAGGCACTTTATAGTAACTTTTTTCCCAATCAACAACAGACTTAAATATTTGATCAACGTTTCTATTTACAAAAACTCTTTTACCATTATACCTAGACATATAACAGTAGGTATCTACACAGCCACCAAAACAACCATATATGAGGTTTGGGGCTATGCAGTTAGCACTATTGTTATTTGGTTTAGTTATAAGAGTTGTTGTTTTTTGTACCTTAATCATTTTTTATGTAAGCTGACTCAGTACCAGATATAATATCTATATCTTTTACTTCAATGTCCTTTACAAATTGACCATTAATCATTTTACCTGTACGTTTTGTAATTACATTGTAAGCACTTTCAAGGCACTCTTCTAAACTAAGATTTTGCATCTTAGCTTGAATAATCAAGGTGACCATAATGTCACCCATAGCATCTATAATCTCTTCACGGTCATCATTATTGATAGCCGTAATAAGTTCTGTTGTTTCTTCTAATGTTTTCAATGACTGGGCCATTGGTGTAGCTTTAGCAAGAATACCTTTTTCTTCTGCCCAGTTTTCAACTGCACATTCTAATTCAAAATAATCCATATGTTTAAAATAATTTTAATTGATTTGATGACACTGATAATATACTATTTATCTCTGACTCAATTGCTTGCAGATAATAAAGCTTATTAATATTATAGTTTTCCCATTTAGGTTCTACTTGCATATCATTAAATAAACTTTGTAACCACTTGCCGGCCTCTAGTTGTATTTCACGATCATCATTTTTGTTAACTTTTACAATCTTTACTCCATCTTTAGATATAAAATATCTATTGATTTTTTGTAATTTATCTTCAGTGTATTTGCCATCCTTAACATATCTTGCTACTTGCTGCCAATTACCCTTTGATTTACCACCTATACAATAATCTAGAATGTTTTTATTTTGTTCTAAATAGTCTTCAGGTAGTATGTTTTTTACAAAAAAAGCATATATAGCTTTTGGTATAACCAACTTAGACTTATTCTTATGCAACTGTAAGTTGTGAAAATCAAATCTACCCTTAAGTTTAACAGGGGCATAACTAAATTTATCATTTTTAACTTTAAACAAATAATGAGGTAAAGACTGTTTAACTTCTCTAAACTTTGTTATGTCAACATCTATGTAGTTGTTTACACCAATGTAATTATTTACATCAGATAAAACAAGCTTTTGATATTCATCATGTTCTAAGTTTAAATTAGTTTTCTCCTCCCATTCTTCACATATTTGCATATATAAATCATAGTGCTCTCTTGGTATTATAGTCTCTACGCCATCTGTGTTTTGTAATAAAGCTACAGCACCCGGTATACGCTCCATTATTTGTTCATAAAGCATCATTAATGTTAGTTGACCATTAATTGTAATCTTCATACACAATTCTGGATCATAAAAGAAGCTGTTTACATCATTGCTAAGGCCAAAAGTAGAATTAAGTATAATCTTGTATACATAATTCATTGGATTGCTCTTAGGTATCTTCTTACGCTCTTCAAAGAACCATTCATACTGATCACAAAACTGGTCAACTGGAAAATGCTCAGGTGACCACTTGTTTTTGATTGCTAAATTTGGGTAAAAAGATGTTACATCTGAACTCATAATTAACATATCATCACTACTTTCATAAACACCTTTGCTAGCAGCACCATGTGCACCACCTAAACCAAAATGTGTCTTTACAGATTTATAATCTATATGATATTTAAAACTACCTTTTAAGTTAGTAGCATCTATCTCTAAAGATTTAAACCTATCATGTAGTGTTTTAAACTCTTGAGATGTAAACGTTATATATGGTAATAAAATATCAGATACTTTAATAACAGTTCTATGAGTTCTCATTTGTTTAAGGTCCCTCTTTGGTATATTAAGTTTTTCTGATAAATAATAACCAAAAAGTTCTTTACTAATTCTTGGTTCAGAGGCGCTATACAGATTTATATTATATGTATCTGTCAACTCTTTACGTAGTTTTATCAGTGATTTTGATCTATTAAAGACTTCTTTAGTTGATTTAACATCATTAACATTATACTCAATTATAGTATCAATTTCTTCAAGAGTTTTAATCTTAGCTGTATGATCTATAGGCATTTCTAATATATTTTGCCAGTCCATACTGTATTGTATCCACTTAAGACTAGAACGTTTAGCCGGGTTATCCCAATGATGTAACTTAAATAGATCTATCTGACCCACCTGCATTTTCCATATAGGATAATCCATAAACTCTTTGTTATTAGACTTATTAATACAGTACTGTGCGTACCTATAGATTATATTAGCTATTTCACATCCTTTAAGATCACACCATAAGTAATGATTATCTATTATATATTGAGTGATCTGACCATCAAAGGCTAAACCGTTGTATGATATATGCCACTCTTTATTTGTAACGTTTTGTTCAAGAAAATCTATAAACTCATCAAAATCATTTCTCAGATCATGAACAACAAACGTTTTGCTTTCATTTGTTTTATAATGTTCAAATACTCCGGTGAAACAATTAGATAAAGTCTCATAATCCATTACCCAATGCTTCATTCTTTTGTTTTTTTAAGTTTATCTTTAAATGTATGTAAAGTTCTTTCAGTAATACCTAAAGCTTTAGCTGCACCTCTTACAGTTTTATATTTATTAAGAGCTAGAGTCATTACTCTCTCTCTCATTTGAATTAGTGTTTCCATCTTTATAATTTTTAAGTGCTACTACTTTAGCTTCTAATATAAGATCCATAATAGAATCATAAATATTTTCTACAGCTTCTGGTGATCCATCACGCTCTAACTTTTTATCTATTTCTCTTTCATATAAGTCAACTGTCCTAATCACATGTTTGATCTTTCTCTTGACTTCTTGACTATGTATATATTGCAATCCATGTGCTAGCTCACCCATACACTTGTTCATTGCTATTAGGATATTAATATCCATTATTTCTTCTTCCCTTAATTGTTTCATAATATAATTTATTAGAGCCAAAAAAAGCTCAAATCAATGAGCTTTCTTTTTAAAAATCAATAAAGTATTAGACCTTTATTGACCAGGTAGAATTAAATTAGATGTTTTAGTTTCCTTTACATCTATATTCATGAACTGTGTGTAGTCAAATTCTGTAGCATTGACAGCAAACATATGAATAAAAGTTTCTATATCAGCTTTATCATTAAGATAAAACTCAGAGAAAGTATCTACTAACCTTCTCTCTTCTTTAACTGTTTTACCAGTTTGTGGATTTGGTGCTTTTAATCTTTGAGGATCTCCGTTATCATCTAACTTTGGTACCATATGATAAGATTGTTTCATCACTTTACTGATGACAGCTAAAATACCTGACGCAGGGTCAAACATAGCTTCTGTATAAGGTGAGTCTAAACTCACAGGAATTAATGTAAATGAATTTACATTTCTAAATACTGATTTTACCAGCATCATATTTTGTCCTATTTGTGCCATAATTGGTTTTATTTATTGCTCAAAGATATTGAAGTATCTTCTAATAACCTAGCTAAAAGATAATTATTATCAACTAAGGTTTCTTTTTCTAAATCTGGAGGTGTACATATCTCATGAACATCTTTCAATTGTTCTACTGATACATTTAAAAACTCTGCATATTCTTCATGACTTTCTTGCGGTGACAAAAAAGAATGAACATATTCAGAAACTTTATCATCATCTCCAAAATAATCTAATATATTAATTTTACTATCTACACTTATATTTGAATACTTACCTTTAATAAAGTTATCATAATCAAACTTTAATGGAGTAAAATCATAAACTATCAGGTGTCTTCTCTCACTAAGTTTTATATGCTTATAAAAATGTTGATGGGAAAATACATACTTTTCTAAAAACAATATAAATTTCTCAGTCATAGGGGTCTGATATAAACACATAAACATTGTATCATCAATAGAGTAGACATCTTCCAAGGCTATATAAGTTTGCCTAGGAACATGTCCAATGCCTTTTTTATATCCAAGTAATGGATACATAAAAACTTTACTCTTTTGAAAATAGTCTGTGTAAACACCCATACTATAATTTAACTTTATTTACTAAGAATTCATATGGTAGACTGTAGTTTCTTTCATTATAATGATACTCAGCAGCTTTTAATACACCACCAAGACCTTCTGCCCAACCACCTAATGTTTCTTGAGACACATCAAATACGTAAGTTTGATTATACTTATCAATCACAACAAATTTGAAATCTATTGTATAATCATCACGGTTATCTACGGATTCCATAGAGTCCCATACTAACTTACAGTATATAGCTGCTTGTAACCAATAATTATAAAAGTCTACTGTTTCCTTAAAGTCACTTATTGTTTTACCAGTAGTCTTTAAATCAGTTATAACAGCTTTTTTTTCTTTATGATCTATACTAAAGAAATCTATATAACCATGTAAACCAAAAGGTAACCCTTTTAACTTACAGCTTAGATATTTTTCTGCGTGTGTTTCATAATCATCTAATTCAAAATCTGTAGGTGCTTCTTCAAATATAGCCATAACATCACTGTTACTTTTAATAATTTCAGATTGATCTTTACATCTTAATAAAGTATCTTGATCAACAACATCAACGTTAGTATTAGATAAAAATTCCCAGTAAGGTTCAAACTCCGTGTTTATAATCTTAACAATACGTTGCTCATCTGTTTTTAGAGACTGATACAAATTCATTTCTTTGAGTGAATCCAATACTATTTCTGACGGAACATCAAACAACTTTTCTGCGTCTGTATATAAAGACATGTTCTTTAAAACCTTTCTAACACTATCTGATGGTGCTTTGCTGGGTGTTATACTAAACTTATCTTTTAAATTATCAGGTTCAAACAATAAACAATGAAGTAGCTTTCCTTCTACTAAGTGCTTATCTGTTCTTACCTCTTTGTCCTTTAATATATAATCCTTATAAAATAAGAATGGTGAAAATAATAATTTGTTTAAAGAAGAGTAGCTAAAGCAAAATTTATTATTTGCATAAAACTCCTCTTCTTTTTGAAAGTTTCTATTCATTTATGTTTTCTTCTATTTTGTCTACAATATACAAATTATCTAAATCAACTTTAAATATATCTGAACTATCACCAACAATTGGCCCTAGTAAAGTATTTAAAAGTTGTTTTCTAGATCTATCTACTGCAAATCTTGTTAATTTTCTATCTTTTGCTAATAATGACAAGTAATTATTAAAACTATATATAGTGGTTGTATTATGAACTCCTTCATATGCTTTTAATCTATTACGCATTGCTTTAACATTAACTGAATTCCAGTTATTTGTATTTTTAAACCAATCATATTTCCAATAATATAATCCTGATACTACATCAAATGATTTTTCTATATTACAATTAGCCATCATTTCTACTGCTAAAGATCTGTTATCTATATCTGTACTTAGAATCATTTTTTCAATATCTTCATATTTATCATTTTCTATTACTGCTAGCTCACCATCAATAATATTAGAAATATCAGTATCAAATACAATTTGACTTGTTGACTGCAAAAGATTATTAAAAGCTTCTGCACTTTTTTTAGGTAATATCCAATCATTACCTTCATCATTATTCAGATCTTCATCAAGCATATATTTATTTACCTCATCATATAATTTAGGGTTGCTGCCGTTCCAATGCTTATTTACTTTAAAGTCTATCATACTAAATGTTGGAGTTTCATTTAAAAACTCTTGTATTTTAGCTGTTGCTAAATCAGTAAATGCATTCTTATCCGCTTTCATCCATTTTACAACTTGAAACAAAGACTGATATGGTATAGAACTAGCCCATGTTCTTTCAAGTAGGGTGTCAAATAATTTTAATGATACTATAGATATATCTGCTTTTGTTATATCTCTAATAACTTTACAATTATATTTATCTTTCATTAAATCCATTTTTTGTCTAGGCAAAGTTATCTTAGGAAATCTATATATATTTTTATCCTGCAGATCTATTTCTTGATCACTCTCTACTAAAGGTAAACCTAATTTTTCTAAATCTTCAGCTTCAACTTGCCAACCATTTTTATTATATAGCCATTGCTCTTCAAGCTTATCAAATTTTATACCTGATGGTTTTATTTTACCATTGCTATCTATATGCTCATCATATAATTCAATATGGAATCTGTATTTTGGTCTCATAATTTTTTATTTTAAATATTGTTGATATTCTTTTTTAACAGCTACTTTAAATGTATAAAGATCTCTGTTGTGAATGCTTATTTCTCTCCTTACTATAGGCTCAAGATATCTAAATGATACTTTATCAAGTTTTTCTTCTTTTTCTAACCATAGTATCATATCCTGAGCACTCTTTCTTTCAAATTTTAAAAAGTTTGATACTTCTAGCCAGTACCTAAGATCTTTATCTCTATTATCTGCATATGTAATATTACTACAGTCTTGAGCAAATTGCCATAATAGATGATAATTTTTTGTATAGTCTATTGTAGGTACAATTTTAAGAGCTAAAGCTTTGTCTTCAGCGTATGTAGCAAGCTGAACTTTAAGATCACTAAGAAGTTGTTCATCAAGAATCATCTTTGTTGCAGATGCACATAATACTGTTTCAGGATCAATAACACTAACATTTGTGGTATCAATTATATGAGCTAAATTTACAGCCATACCGGTTAACATCCACTCATCATAAAGACTAGTTTCAATATCTAAATCATAGTATCTTACACTTTCTGTAAGCTTAGGAGTTAGTATAACTTCTAGGCCAGAATTATATATTGCTATTTCTTTAGGATGTGTTGCATGATGTCTACCTTTAGTAGTTTCATAATTCCACAGCTTGTTCATCATTATAGTAGAAGGAATATTGTCAGCGTTTTCTAAACGGTGAGTTGATATATCTTCATGGCCTATAATTAGATCCGCTAATTCATAATCATTTGTTACAGTTATACCATGCTCTTTAAGAGCTACTTTTAATCTATCTTGAGATACATTACACTTAGGTAATATAAAAGCTTTCTTTTTAGTTCTAAAAGTTTGTTCATCTTCTGTTGGGACAGTTAGTATAGTGTTTATTTTCTCATATGTTGTTTGATCTTGAGTACATAATACTTTATTAACCTCCCCTGAACCAGAAAGGACACCATAAATAGTGTCCTGTTCTAGTCCAAAGTAAGTTAAAGCATCAGTATCAAAATCTTGATATACTGATTTATTTGCCATTTTATTTCATTGTCATTTGGACAATCTCTGGGATCATCATTAGTTTATTAAACTTCTTTTTATTACCATTAAATATGGTACGTACAATTAAATACTTAAGATCATTAGTAAAATAATCTTTAGTACATAATGCTTTAAGTCTATCAGTTACTTTCTGACCTACTGTATTATCTTGAGAATATACAACGGAGAAGTTACCAAGCCTTGTAGCTAAAGTAGATGCAATATCTGCACGGTATGTATCATCTTTACCAATACAACCTCTAAGCTCACCTAAGATGTATGCCTCATTATCATGAGTCAACAAATCTTTTGGTGTTACCAGCTTATCAAGCTTGTTATTAATAAAAGTTGTAAACATAGAAGCAAAAGCATCACCTACACTACCTTCACCAATCATCTGAATCATACTAAGGTTATCTTCAAAAGAATCAAAGCTTGATATTGCATTAAAGAATGTAGTAATAGATCTTGCATTTGTTTCTTGCGTTACCAGTTCTGGATGAAGTAACAGGAAGTTAATACATCTAGTATCAATTC